AATCCCCGGCCAAGAGGTAACATTCCAGTAGCTCCTCTAAACGTTCCTCCAAACGATCCAAGACCACCGAACGAACCCATCCCGCCACCGAATGGATGAGCTGTATGGAATGGAGACGCTATTCTACCACCAAAATGACCCCCACCACGTTCCCCATGATGCATTCCTGCAAGTAGTCCTGTGAGAGGGGAAAACTCAAATCCTCTTCCTCTCCCCCCCATTCCAACCATTCCCATTCCACCGAGGCCAAGCATTCCCAGCATGGAATAGAGACCAATTGGATCTAGCATTCCGCCAAGTGAGCTTAATCCTAGTCCTCCAAACCCACCGTATCCCATTCCACCGCCGAGACCTCCGATTCCACCCATCCAGCCTCCTCCGCCGAATGGGCCGAATCCGCCTAGTATACCATGGAATCCGAACCCGCTGACATCTCTTGCACCGCCTGGTTTGCCTAACAGATCTTTTAGATCTCCTCCTCCTTTTCCATGAGTTGCGGGACCTCGACCTGCTGCAGTTCTACCATCTCTTCCTTCTTTTTCACGTTCTGCCCGATCTCCTCTACCGTGACCTATTTCTCCTCTTCCTCTACCTCTTCCGCCTTCTCTACCTCCTCTCTCTTCTCTGCCGTGCCAATGTTCTCTTCCCCTATCATGATCTCTTCCCCATCTTCCTCTTCCATGACCCCAGCCCCATCTCCCCCTGCCGAATCCAAACATTCCAAATCCGCCTAGACCCATCAACCCCATTCCCCCACCGAGCAACATCTGGGCTAAGCTAACGATTCCCATCCCACCAAGCAAACTCAATCCCATGAGTCCGCCCATCATACCTCCCATTCCTAGGAGTCCGAGCGGTCCCATCATTCCGCCAAATCCGAATCCTCCTCGTCCCCATCCAAAGCCCATTCCATGTCTAAACATGTCATGACCTTCATGTCTCCCATGTTCTCTTCCACCTTCGTGTTCTCCCCCCCTTCCGTGACCTCTCCTACCTCCATGATGATGTCTTCCCCATCTCCCCCATCTTCCCCATCCTCCAAGCCCCATCATCAAAGCTAAGAGACCTCCCATACCGCCAAACATCCCCATGCCGCCAAGACCCATCATTCCGAGTCCGCCAAGTCCCATCATCCCAAATCCGAGACCTCCCATCAATCCAAGAGGTCCCAGCAATCCTCCCATCATGCCGAATGGACTAAACATTCCCCATCCTCTACCGTGATGATGATGTCCAAATCCATGCCTGCCATGAAGTCCACCCATACCCATTAGTAATCCGAGAGGCCCCAACATCCCTCCCATCATACCTAATCCGCCTAAACCACCGAGCAACCCTCCGAGACCCATCATCCCGCCTAAGAATCCTGGGAATCCCCATCTCCCGTGACCGAATCCGTGACCTCCTCTCCCATGACCTTCGTGCCCGCGGCCATGTTCTCCATGTTCCCCGCCACCGCCTTCTCTTCCATGATGCCCACGGCGACCTCCATGATGTCTCCCGTGGTGATGTCTACCCCATCCAAACCCGAATCCACCGAGACCCATAAGTAATGGGAGCAGTCCCATCATACCCATTCCGAGGCCTCCCATCATGCCAAGAGGCCCTAATAGTCCTCCCATTAATCCTAATGGACCTAGCATACCTCCTAAGAATCCTGGGAATCCAAAACCGTGGTGATGATGATGATGTCCTCTATGTCCTCCTTCTCCGCCTCTACCATGTTCTCCTCTTTCTCTCCCCCCTCCTCTGCCGTGATGGCCGCCTCTACCGTGGTGATGCCTACCGAAATGATGCCACCATCTCCCAAATCCTCCTAGACCCATGAGTAACGGTAGCAGACCCATCATACCCATTCCGAGGCCTCCCATCATGCCAAGAGGTCCTAATAGTCCTCCCATCAATCCGAGTGGTCCCATCATACCCATTAATCCTAATGGGCCAAACATTCCTCCCATAAAGCCAGGGAATCCCCATCTCCCATGTCCGAATCCATGTTCGCCTCTCCCGTGACCTTCGTGTCCACGTCCACCGCGACCATGTTCTCCACCTCTTCCATGTTCCCCTCCATGTTCCCCTCCGTGTTCTCCTCCACCACGACCTCCCATTCTGCCATGTTCTCCGTGGAATTCGCGACCAAATCTACCGTGTTCGCGTCCTCCTCGGTGTCTTCCTCCATGACGTTCATGACCTCCAAAAATATCAGAGAATAATCTATGTAACCCTGGGATCCCTCCGAACATCCCAAGTCCACCTAACCCTCCAAGACCCAGTATGCCTAATAATCCAAGACCTCCAAGGCCTAAAGATCCCATCATTCCAAGAGGACCAAATCCTAGGCCAAGTACACCACCCCATCCACCTCTTCCATGTTCTCCTCGTTCCCCTCTTCCATGCCCTCCTCTCATACCTCCGCGATGTTCTCCTCCGCGTCCTCCCCCTTCTCCCCTGCCGTGATCTCCTCTTCCATGAGTAGCTCGGCCACCTTCATGACCCCCTCTACCTCCTCTTCCATGCCCTTCATGTCCATGGTGGTGACCATGATGGTGTCTTCCCCATCCGAATCTACCTAGGCCTAGGAGTAATGGTAATAATCCCATCATACCTATGCCGCCCATCCCTAATAGGCCAAGAGGTCCAAGGAGACCGCCCATCATTCCGAAAGGCCCAAATAATCCTGGGAATCCAAAAACGTGATGATGATGATGATGTCTCCCTCCCATACCTCCGTGATGTCCACCGTGTCCTTCATGACCTCCACGTCCTTCTCTTCCGCCGTGTCCTTCATGACCTCCGCCGTGACCTTCGTGTCCTCCTCTTCCCCCTCGGCCTCTTCCACCATGCATATGATGATGATGATGGAACTCACGCCCGAATCCGCCAAACAATCCTGGGAATCCGAATAATCCTCCCATGCCTCCAAGACCTAGGAGTCCAAGAGGTCCCATCATGCCAAGACCTCCCATCAACCCTAGTTCTTCAAGACCTAGAAGTCCAGGGAATCCTCCCCATCCGTGACCAAAGTGGTGTCTTCCTCCGTGTCCGCCACCGTGTCCTCCTCTTCCATGTCCTTCATGACCTCCTCTCCCGTGACCACCGTGTCCGCCTCTTCCGTGTCCTCCGTGATGATGTCTACCGAATAAATGACCTAATCTTCCTCGGCCAAATCCGAGTAACCCTAATCCAGGGAACCCTAACCCAAACCCACCTAGGCCTAACAACATTCCAAGTAGACCTAATCCTCCAAACTCTCCAAATTCTCCTCTTCCATGATGGTGTCTTCTATGATGTCTACCATGCCCTCTTCCATGTCCTTCGTGTCCTCCCCCATGACCTCTTCCGTGCCCACTTTCTCCACCTTCTCTTCCGTGTCCACTACCGCCGCCTCCTTCCCCTCCTTGTCCTTGCCCTCCACCTTCTCCGCCAGGTCCTCCTTGACCTCCTCCTGGCCCTCCTTCTCCACCAGGTCCACCTTGGCCGCCACCGGGACCTCCCATTTCTCCCCCTGGACCTCCACCCATACCGCCGCCTTCTCCGCCAGGCATTCCTCCACCCATACCTCCCATATCCCCTCCAGGTGCACCGCCTCCCATACCTCCGCCTCCATCTCCACCGGGCATACCTCCGCCCATACCACCCATATCTCCGCCAGGAGCTCCTCCCATTCCTCCTGACATGTCTCCACCGCCGCCCATACCTCCGGCTCCGCCCCCTCCAATTCCTTGATCCATCCCGCCGCCCATACCACCTTGTCCGCCTCCTTGTCCACCTTCTCCTCCTTGGCCTCCTCCACCGTGTCCTCCTTCCATTCCACCATGACCGCCTCTCCCATGCCCTCTATGTCCTCTGTGGCCGCCTCTCCCGTGTCCTCTGTGGTGTCTTCTATGATGAGGGAACCAGGGCAAAAACTCGTCATCAAGATCTCCGAATAAACCGAGTGGACCTAGTAAACCTCCCATCATTCCGAATGAACCTAGTCCTCCGTGTCCCCAACCTCTACCGAATCCGAATGGGCCCCAATGTCCTCTACCACCAAATCCACCTCTACCCCTTCCTCCAAATCCTCCTCTTCCGTGTCCTCCTCTCCCGTGGCCTCCACCGTGCCTTCCTCTTCCCCATCCAAATCCACCGTGCCCGAATCCTCTTCCCCATCTGCCAAATCCTCCAAATCCGCGACCCCATCCTCCGAGACCCCAGAGTCCTCCCCCTCCCATCATCATAAGAAGTCCTAATAATCCTAGACCTCCTATGCCTCCTCCTGGTCCGCCTACATCGTCTCCATCATCGTCATCATCATCGTCATCGTCCCCCCCTCGACCATGTTTCCGACCTTTTTTGCCGTGTTTGCCACCTTTACCATGACCTCCTTGTCCTCCTCCTCCACCTTCTCCGCCAGGTCCTCCTTGACCTCCTCCTGGCCCTCCTTCTCCACCAGGTCCACCTTGGTCGCCACCGGGACCTCCCATTTCTCCCCCTGGTCCTCCTCCTCCAGGGCCACCCATGTCTCCTCCTCCACCCATACCGCCCATATCTCCGCCTCCATCTCCACCAGGCATACCTCCGCCCATATCTCCACCTGGAGTTCCCCCCATATCTCCTCCACCGCCCATATCGCCCATATCTCCACCGGCTCCGCCTCCCATACCTGGATCCATGCCTCCGCCCATGCCTTGATCCATTCCACCACCCATTCCTCCTTGATCCTGACCTCCGCCGCCGCCTCCCTGACCGCCTTGGCCTTGACCTTGATCCTGACCTCCGCTACCTCCTTGCCCGCCTCCACTTTTACCGCCTTGGCCTCCACCGTGTTTATGATGTTTCTTATGTTTTTTGTGGTGATGATGATGTTTTCTGTGGTGCCTGAATGGATCCCATTCGTCATCTAGATCTTCAAACATCCCCAACGGTCCTAGAAGACCTCCCATCATACCGAATGGCCCAAATCCGCCAAATCTACCTCTCTCAAACCCTCTTCCAAATCCGAATGGTCCCCATCCGCCTCTTCCACCTCTACCTCTACCACCAAATCTACCTCCAAATCCACCTCTGCCGTGCCCTCCTCTGCCGAATCCCCCTCTTCCTCCAAAGCCACCTCTACCAAATCCGAATCCTCTTCCTCCAAATCCTCTACCCCATCTTCCTAACCCTCCAAATCCACGACCCCAACCGCCGAGACCCCACATTCCAGGTAAAAATCCGAATCGACCTCTACCCCTCATCATCATGAGAAGGGCTAGGAGACCAAGACCGCCTAATCCTGGACCAGGTCCCTGATCGTCTTCGTCTCCGTCATCATCGTCGTCTCCTCTTTTACCGTGCTTCCCTCTCTTTTTCTTTTTACTGCCTTTTCCACCACTGCCACTCTGATCTCCGCCCCCTCCTCCTCTTCCAGATCCTCCACCACCGCTACCGCTACCATCATCTCCGCTACCACTTCCATCTCCTCCTGATCCATCGTCTCCTGGACCGCCTTGGCCTCCCCCCATTCCAGCGCCCATATCTCCTGGACCACCGCTCATATCTCCTCCGGAGCCATCGCCCCCCTTGTCTCCTCCTGATCCATCGGGAGGTGCATCTCCCCAACCGTTATCTAAATCATTAGATCCAGTCCAAGCAGTACCTTCTGCTCCAGATCCATCAGATCCTGCGTCTGGAGATCCCCCTCCGCTACCATCAGGATTTTCATAAGTATCTGGAGAAGATTGAGACTCTGGCGGTTGATCTTGTAATTGTCCTTGCTCGTTACGATATCCACCGTTGTATGCTTGATCTTCGGGAGTATCAGCAGTGTACCCGGCAGCCCCTTCTCCAGTATCTCCAGCATTGTTCCCTAACTCATCTTGACCATACTGTTGTTGCTGCAACTGTTGCTGTAACTTCTGTTTTTGTTGTTTTTGCTTTTGCTGTTTCTGTTGGCGTGGCTTCTTTTGCTTCCTCTGTTTTCTTTGTCCACCACCACGACTTCTACTGCCTCTACCTGCGCCACTACCTCCTTTCCCACTTCCACTACTACCTCTTTTATGTCTTCCCTTCTTCCCCTTCTTCCCCTTCTTTCCTAGATTGCCAAACATGCCACCTAGGTTACATTTTCCGCTAGCCATGAGGTTTCTAGCCATTAACATACCTAATGGACCCATCCTCATTAGCATCAAAATTTGGAATAGACACATCATCCCCCCTAGAGGACTACCAGATCCGACTCCAGTCTTTTTAGAACCGGCTAATTTGCCACCTGACCCGTCATCTCCTCCACTGCCACCACTACCACCGGTGCCACCTCCGCGACCACGACCACTTCTTCCGCTACCACCGCCCCCGCCTCCAGATCCAGTATCTCCTCCATATCCATCGTCTTCATATCCAGACCCGTCATCACCATAACCACTGTATCCTGATCCATCATCACCATAGTTAGATCCATAACCAGAGCCATCATCTCCGTATCCACCACTGCCGTAGCCAGATCCATCATCATAAGATCCGGTATCTTGAGACTCTACGTTTTCATAAGACTGATCTGGTGGAGTAGATTGAGTTCCAGCTTCTTGATCTGAATTGTCTTCATCAGTTCCAGTTTGAGATGATCCAGAACCACCGCTACCAGAACTTCTACCTCCACTTCCACCAGATTCTTCAGAGGAAGAAGCCGCATGTGATGCAGCACTCGCTTTGTCTTTATAAGACTGGCAAGCTTTATCATTCGCAGCACAAGTCTTGTTACATGAAGATTCGCAACTGCTAGCACAAGATTTATCCGATTGAGAACATCTGTTGTTACATTTTTCAGCAGTACTTGCTTTTTTCTCGTAAGATTCTATGACTTTATTGTTTGCATCTACTACAGACTTCCCAGAATCAGACGCTTTTTTGTTAGCATCTTCTGTAGCTTTCCCAACTTTATTCTCATTTTCAATAATTTTGCTAGTGGTAGACGAGTTTGACGATAAAATAGTCCCATTATGGGTTTTCACAGTTTCAGTAATCTTGTTGTAAGCGGTATTGACTCCGTTACTTACCTCGTTCCACTGTTTTTGAGACGTTTTTGCAAACTGATCATGAGTTTTGTTGATTTCATCTAATTGTTTTTTAGCAGAATCAGAAACTGCACCCACTACTTGAGAAGACATCTGTTTTTTAGAATTAAGAATATGACCGTCCGTAGTTTTAACATCGGAGACCATCTTCTCATTTGAAACCTTGAATCCGTTTACTACTTCATCCCAAGTAGTTTTTGCTACTCGTTTTACATCTCCAAGCTCGTTTTTATAATTTTCAATTAAAGTTTTAGCATCAGATGGAACCCCTTCAGTAGCACCTTTTGGAGCTTCCTGACCCCCAGTTCTAGATCCATATCCAAACTGGTATTGATCTCTAAAACCAGATGGTCCTTGTTGGTACCTACCAGAATCATAGCCTGTAGAGTACCCAGACCCTATTCCAGTACCTCTATATCCACGTCCACCATACCCTACATTATCGAAATAGTTTCCATCTTGATCAATTTCGTTGCCTTGATCATCGTAATATTTTCCGTCGGTTCCACGATATGGGGTTCCGTGATATCTTTGCCCTCTTCCTCCCCATCCATCACCTGCGCCTGTACTTCCCCAATCTCCCATTCTTCTTCGATGTTTTCTGGAACCACTGCCTCCAGCTGGCATCCATTTCCCAGTTTTGGAATAATGGCCTCCATAATCTTGATCTTGAAGATCTTTTATATTCGTGATTTGACCATATTTATTATAATGAGGGTAGGGGTCATCAGATTTTCTGAAATTTGGATTGATACTTCCATCTGGAAGATACTGGTTTTCTGCAATCCATTCATTGTATTCCTGATTATCTCTATCTAGACCAGAATCTTTTTTACTTCCTTTATGATGAGAAGGAGGCAACCCATGTTCTCTTAAATCTTGATCACCATATGGATCCCAAGGACTTTTTGTGGGAGAATAATGAGTCCATTTCCCTGTCTTTAGATTTTGGTGCCATCCTTTTTTATCAGCCCCCATCTCTACAGGGCCATATGGAGTTTCATGATGCCCTTTTCCCTTAGAAGTAGGGACTTTGGCACCGTGTTGTCTATAATAATCTTCATTAATTCCAGACGAATACTCAGACGAAACTTGTTTTGGAAGTTTATGTTCATTACCGTATTTATCACGGTAATACATCTCTCCATCAGCACCAACATAAGCATGAGCAGCATGTTCCGCACTGGCTTGACCGGCGTGATGTCTCCCCCCTCCTCCTCCTCTTCCAGGATGTTCCTTCTCAAGTTGTGCTATTTGGTCGGGAGTCATCCCGATTTTGGATAATAAACTTTCATCATATCCAGATTTGGTAAATGGTGATTTCGGAATTGTAGCTCCATGCCAATCCCCAGTACCAGATTTTCCCATTAACTCACGAGTATATGGATTATATGCATATTGTTTGCTATGCCCTCCGCCTTTATGCCCCTGATGTAAATTCTTTTTATTTTGTTCCGCGATCATGCGGTTGATTTCACTTGCTGGAACCCCTGCCTCCTGCAATTCTTTTACATTATAGCCAGTAGGATCATTGGGGTCATATTCAATATTTGCTCCAGTCCAACCGCCATCTTTTTTAGATTTGACTAGTTTATGTGCCCCTTTATCCCATCTATAATTAGCATGACCTTTTTCACCATCCCCTCCTTTCCATGCAGGTACTGTACTCCAATCTATATCTTCAGTAGTTTGTGCCTCTCCTGGTTTTCGAGGTGGTGGGGCTTTAATCCCTTTTCCTCCACCGCCACTAGTTCCGCCTGCTGATAATCCTGCAGTATGGATAGATGGTGATTCTCCAGATGGGGGTGTTACCCCTGTAGTTCCATATCCTGAGAGGTCTATTTTTGGGACTAAGCTAATATCTCCAACTGAAATCGGTGGGGAAGTAGTAGTCGGAGCTGGAGTAGTTGGAGCTGAGGTAGTTGTAGTTGTAGGTGTGGATCCAGGCGTTGGCGATACTGATCCAGTGTACCCTGATTTTTCTAGCTCTTGCATTTTTGCAAGATTCATAGCGTTTCTAATTTTTGGATCAGTTTTTTCAAGAGTAGCTGCAGAAGTGTTATCTATACCAGAAGAAGAAACTGATTTGGGTTTAACATCATTTACAAAATTGCCTGAAGCTAACCCTTTAGAATAATTATCAGCCCATTCTACTTGTTTATCCAACTGTTTATTCCGCTCTAAAGCAGCTTCATAATTCTTTTTTGCACCTTTTTGAGCATCGGTAAGTTCTGAATCTGGTTTAAGCGCAAATGAGTAGTCTGGAAGATTGTATTCTTTTTTATAATAATCTAAAGCATCTCCTCGACTTTTACCATATGTAGGACTGACTCCTTGAGCTTTTTTCACTATATCATCATGGGATTGATATTTACCTGGTGTGATGAGCCCCTTCCCATACAATTCATCCGAACTTAAAGCCTGAGCTCCGCCTCCAGACCCTCCTAACTTTTCTTTAAGGAACCCCGTGATTTTATCGAGTGCTCCTCCTCCGCCTCCACCACTGGTGGGAGCTGCAGTTGTTCCACCTGCTCCTGGTGTAGTAGCTCCCCCGCCTCCGCCTCCTCCTAATCCTGCGAGTGACTGTACTGAAGATTTGATTTCTCCTACTTTAGTATCTACTTGAGATTTGAGAGTCGATAACGCAGATGCAACTTTCCCAGGGAGACTGTTTAATGCTTCGATTAGTTTGTTGACGTAATCAATAATTTTGTTGATTTCTTCGCCTATCTTTTGTGCTAAACCATTAAAGAAATTTTTGACATTAGTAACAAATGTAGACGCTGCTTTTTGTGCTCCATCCCATGCTTCCCCAAATTTTTGAGCAACTTGAACTACACTCTCTTTTAAATGAGTCCAAACTTCGTCTAAATCATTTTTAGCAGTCTGGATTCCACCAACTAATGTAGTTTTAAACCCATTGACAATTTGTTCCCATAACGCTGTAACTTTATCTACAAGGTTTGTTTGGATAGATTCTCTAATCTCATTCCAAACTGTATTGAGAGTGTTCTTCGCATTTTGGATACCGGTTACCAGTTTAGTTTTAAATTCAGAAACTACAGTTTCCCATGCAGAAGACAACTTTGTTTTTAGAGTGTTAGCTTCAGTAACTAACGAATCCCATATCCCATGTAATTTTTCAGATGCCGCGTTCTTTAAGTTTGTGACAAACGTTTTAGCTGTGGAAACTACTTCATTAAATCTAGACTCTAATTTTGTTTTTAAGTTCCCTGCTTCAGTAACTATATAATCCCATAACCCTGTTACTTTCCCAACCGCTGCATCTTTCAGTCTAGACCCAAACTCTTTTACAGTATTTACAATCTCGTTAAATTTGGTAGTTAAACTTGTCTTTAAAGAATCAGCGTCTTTTGTCAACTGTTCTTTCAGTTTTTCAAAATAATCTATCTTTTGGTCTCCACCAGTAGACGCAGATGCTTTTGGCATCAAATCCGGCATAGACGGGACCAATTTTTTAAGGGTATCTCCAAGTGAAATTCCAGAAATTTCTTTTTTAATAGATGCAAATGCGGTTCTCAACTTGTCCGGGATACCTTCAATATATTTGATCCCTTTATCTAACTCCCCAGGTAATTTTTCAAAATCTTTTTTAAGATCTGATAACGCAGTTTTGGTTTCTGGAGAATTCAATACTTTTTGTAACCCTTCAAAAGCAGTTTTTAGTAACCCAAAATGTCCTGCAAGTGCTATAGCTCCTACAACAATAGCGCCGCCTGGACCTAAAAATACGGCTAATGCGCCTAGAGCTGTTGCAGCTAATCCTAGTTGAATAGCCCATTGTTGAGTTGGGTCATCTAATTTTTTGAAATAATCTGCCAACTTTTCTAGGTCTTTCATTAAAGGTTCAAGAGCAGGAACTACTTGTTTCCCAATAATGTCGGCTACTGAATGCATGTTGGCAAGAAACTTATCCATCCTGCCAGGATCGCTATCCATCACTTTGTTATATGCAGTATCTAAAGCCTGAGGATTTCCTTCTATTTTTTGTCGAAGTTGGGCAAGTCCTTGTTGACCTATACCTATTTTAGGATCTACCAAACCTATAGCTGCACGTTCGTCAACTAAGCCGAACATGTCTTTATAATTAAAAGTTTTATCTTTATTTTCAGGTCTCCCCATCACATTTTGCATGTAACCGATGGCGCCTTCAAACCCTTGAGGATTCTCAGCTGGATCTACATATTTTGGATCCATTCCAAACCGTTTCATTTCATTCAAGGCAGGCTTAGGAGGTTCATGCATTCTTGCATATATCCCTCGTACAAACCTCGCTCCTTGTTTTCCCCGTATACCTAACTTGGATTCCGCTGCGGTTACCGCTGCTTGAGTGCCTATTGGGATCCCTAATTGCCGTGCAACTAATGCTTGCTCGGCCATTGCATCTTCAGTCTCACTCGGAACTCCTGATCCTTCAATATTGGTAGCATATACCAAATTAAACATTTTTTCAGAATTTTCCGCATTTACTGGTAAACCCAATGCCCCAAACATCCCTACATGTTTATTGATCAATTTACTTGCGTCTGGATGTTCTGGACTTGCTTTCACAAACTTATTTGCAGATTTTACCATCCCTGGAACTTCGCTTGGTGGTACATTTGCCATCAATGCACCGCCTTGCGTTTGGGCGGAATATTCTGGAGTCATCCCATAATTTGGGGCTTCGTATAAATTGATCCTTTCAAATTCTGCTTCTTGTTCTGGAGTGAGGTTTGCTGCTGCAGCACCTTGTTTTTCCACACGTTTCATTTTTAACCAATCTTCAACTCCGACCCCTTCAACTATTCCTGCTGCAAGAGTCGGCATTAAAGCATGATGGGTAAGGTATCTCCCAAATTGTCTTGCTCCCCCACTCTCAAATAAAGAGCTAGCTCCTACATCTCCTTCCGTTTCAGCGATTGCTGCCTGAGATGGAGTAATCTCTTTACCCCTATATTGTGTTGTAGGAACTTTCGCGCCCTTTGTTGTTATATATCCTGCTGCTGCTCCTTCAGCATTGGCAAAAGAGGGACTTCCGGCCGAGGATTCAAGTTCGGATTCTGTTCCTCTACCCCCTGCTGCAGCCATTGGACTAGTTACATTGATCTCAGCCATTGCTGCATTAAACGCACTGGCATATGCTGCTCCAGCTTCCGCTCCTTTTGCAGATGCAATTTCAGTCCCAGATTCTAAACTAGTTTCTAAAGAAGCAGAAAACTCTGATCCAAAACCCATTGATTCTAGAAGACTAGTTTTAAAAGATTGACCTATAGTTGTAAACCGAGCTCCGAGTTCGGCTTCTGCTCCTTCTAATCCAGAAGAAATCCCTGCCACCATTTCTTTACCGATATCGGCCATTGAGGCAGTTAAGGTAGTACCAATAGCCTCTCCAATACCAGTAAACTTTGCAACAATCTCAGATTCTGCGCTATCTAACCCAGCAGTAATCGATCCTATAATCTCTTTACCGACACCAGATAATCCTTCAGATAAACTAGTTCCAATTGCTGTTGCTATTCCACTAAACTTCCCTGCGATCTCAGATTCTGCACCCTCCAATCCACTAGTGATAGCCCCTACCATTTCTGGGCCAACATGATACAAAGAATTAATTAACTCTGTACTTATTGCATCTCCTATAGTTTCAAACTTGGCTACAATCTCAGATTTGGCTCCTTCGACCCCTTCGGCGATTGTAAACGCCATCGTTTCACCGGTTTCAGCTAACGACGTTGTAAGTGATTCTTTGATTGCTGCTCCGATCCCACTAAACTTTTCTACAATTTCTGTTTCAGCACCAGATAGTCCAGAGGTGACCTCTGCAACCATTTCAGTTCCAGTGTCCGATAATCCAGTTGTTAACGCAGATTTTATTTCAGAATCTATTCCTTCAAACGCGGCTGCAATTTCGGTTTTAGCATCGGCAAGACCACTGGTAATCTCAGTTACCATTTCTTTTCCGATATCGGATAACCCTGAAGTCAACTCAGTTTTGATTTCAGTATCTATACCTTCAAACGCGGCTGCAATTTCAGTTTTGGCTTCAGATAACCCAGATGTGATCTCAGTTATCATCTCTTGACCAATATCAGCCAACCCTTCTTTTAACTGAGTAGTAATTTCAGCATCGGTTCCCTCAAATTGTGCAGCTATCTCAGTTTTGGCTTCAGATAATCCACTAGTGATTTCGGAAACCATCTCTTCTCCAACATCAGCTAATCCCTCTTTTAACTGAGTAGAGATTTCAGTTCCGACTCCTTCAAATTCAGCAACGATTTCAGATTTAGCTTCGGTAAGACCGCCAGTAATTTCACTGACCATCTCTTCACCGGTCTCAGCTAACCCTTCTTTTAACTGAGTAGAAATTTCAGTTCCAACACCTTCAAACTCAGCAACAATTTCAGATTTAGCTTCGGTCAACCCTGAAGTGATCTCGCTGACCATTTCTTGACCAGCACCAGATAACCCTTCCGTTAGCTGACTAGAAATTTCAGTTCCTATTCCTTCAAAAGTAGAAATGATTTCGGTTTTAACTCCCTGTAACTCAGTATCTAGAGTAGTCCCGATTTTTTCCCCCACACCAGAAAAAGATGAAGTAAGTTCTTCAGACGCTTCTTTCCCAAACTCTTCAAACTTTAATTTGGCAGAATCTAGAGCAGTTGTTAACGAAGTAGAGAAACTTTCCCCTACTTCTCTCATTTTGGTCTCGATACTCTCAAGAGATGCGTTAATTTTTTCAGTGTCTTCCGGTATCGTACTTTTTAGGCCTACGGTAGCGTATATACCGCCTACAAACTGCCCTTCTTCTCCTGCCATCGTTTTTACCATCCATTATGGATTTGGTTGATTTTGATTTATATCTACTACTTGCCCCCCTAATGCTTGATTTGCTGCCATCACTTCAGCCCATATTTGGTCAACTGTTCTTTTCTTTGGTTTTGGTATCATAGATTCCGGCAAGAAATCTTCAATATCATACCCATGATCTGAATTCCGTTTTGTGACCCCATGGACATTACATATTAATGCAAGAAGTTGGGCTTGGCGATAAACCTTGACTTCTTCTCGTTTCATTGCTGCTGTTATCATGATCTCCGTTTCTGCCGGAGTATACTTCCAAAACTCGATAGGATCGATTTCGCAGAACCGAAACATGTTTCGCTGTGCGTTTTCGATCAGTTCTTTGACGGTTTGCGGCTTCTTGATTTGGTCGGAGTCTTCACTATTTCCACTTCCTCCTCCTCCTCCTCCTCCTCCTCCATATCCTGAACTTCCCCCGTATCATCCCCCTGATAGTCTTGAGGTGCCGAAATGATTCCAGAAGCAAGCAATGCTTTGCCAACAACATCTGATAATTCAGCTATGGAATGTCCTTCTAGATACCCATCCATAATCTGGAACATATCTTGATCAGTCAGATTAGGGAATTTGTGAAGAAGTCCAGCCCACAAAATTTTTCTTAAGTGTTTAGGTCCAATCTCTGAAATTATTCTGTCGAAATCTGAGAAAGCTGGGGTATCCAATGCATCTGTCAAAGCCTCTAACCCACCCCATCCATACCGGAGTGTGTAGTCTCCATAAAACTTTACTTCTTTTGAAACCATGTGGTACAATCTCCATTTTTTAAGTCTTATATTTGGTTTTCAGACACCAGTTTTTTCTAATGTCTGTCAACCAAAGTATAAGTGCTTCTGTTATTTAATTACGATGTAGAGACATTATCCGTTTTTTTGCAGAAGCAAGCGTTTTTCATAACTCAAACTATAGCCATCAGGTTAGGGAGTACATACTGAAATAATATATGGCGGGAGAATATGTCGCACATGATATCATTACAGCCAAGTTGACTACACTTGATGTAGCGAGTACTAAAGCAGTCTGTGGCAAAACTGGAGTGGATCCTGAGTTCAAGGTAGCTGTATAGGGGCTTGAAGATCCAGTAAATGCAACGGTCAACGAGTTATTAACTACACCTGTCTGATTAGTAAATAAAGAACAGGTGACCGTAAGAGTACAGTTCGGTACAGTTGAGCTGGCAACTATAGAGGTAATAGGATGTGTTCCTCCTCCAGCCGCGAATGTAGCAACATACGTTCCACCGCTTGTAGTTCCAGTAGTTAGGGCTGGAATCGTAGTCGCAACTGGTGTGAACACAATTGGTGTTGCAGCCATTGGGACTACAAGGGTAGACAATGTTGGAGGTCCAGTGATTTTTACAACTGCAGTGAACTGAATCAAATCTTTTTTGACTTCAGTTGTAAATGATTTCAACAGACCGTAGTAAGACCAGCTAGCACCGTTCGGGAATAGGATGGTATACAAGTTGATAGTCTGGTTGATAGATGCATTGTAAAGAGCCTGTTGACCTGGATCTGTGGCAACATAGTTCCCGGTCATTGTTGCATCTCTACCGTTTCTTCGACCAGGTTTCCATTCTTTATAGATACCGGAATCCTGGTTGGTAACATCGATTTCGGCAGTGTCCATCAAAGGAACTGGGACTCCAGTATCTTCAACTTCTGCAATATGTGTGCCGTCTATCGATATTAAAATGTTCTTTGCAACAGTCGCCTGACTGCCTGCATAGGTGGATATTAACCCACCAAACTGATTTGTAGCCATTGTAGTACAATCTCCGTTTTATTTGTTTTTTAAACGTCTGGATTACCGTTTTTAAGACGTTATCGTTTTTTAATAAATACCGTAATCCCTAAACAGCAAGGTAAAATCACAGGTATATTGATACGTGCCTGCTGTAGTTCTTCCGATATATCTAGGGGGAGTATGCGCACGGATCCTACCAAAGTAAGTATCTCCGATAACCGTGTTATTGATCTCCCTAATTTTTAAATAAATTTCTAACAGTTGTGAAAATCCGGTTTGTGCGTCTTGATTCCGCACGAATACCTGGACATCAGAGTGAATAAGCTCGTGTTCCATAGTCACGAGATTATGGAGTTCAGCGCCCCCATACGGATTTAGAGCGATTCCATTAGGAGAACTATCGTCAAGACCCATATAATAAATATCAGGGAACCCTATAGATTTGATTAGACTCCCAAAATCGTCTAAATACGTCATGTGGTACAATCTCCGTTTTTAGTGTGGTACAATCTCTATTTTTAGTGTAAGTGAGGACGGTATGTCTAAATGAATGTTTGCGCTACTTTCAATTTTTCTATAAACTGTGGTGCAAGTTCGGTCAGTGGAATTTGTAGATATTTCCAGGATGCAGATGCTGGATTGCTATGAGGTTTTGGTTGTTCATGAACCCAAATTGCATAATGAATCGAGTAGGATAACACCGCTTTATATTCGATTACTTCATCATGAGCAGATACGCTACCCGACTCTTTTAGTTTGCCAGTGAGGACTGGGACATACTTGTTTTGAGAAAGAGCCATTGTTTCTTTAGCATGTTCTAGTGTGGCAGCTTTTAACCTCTCTTCTAAAGCAAGTGCAATCACTCCCAACCGTTCAACACATTCTGAAGCGGTCATTTCATATCCTCTCTGGGTTTCTGTTTACCGAAGTAGACGTTGTAGTAATGGACTATATCGCGTCTATAATCATGAGCGCAAGATACAAACCGAATAAAATTTGTGTTTCCGTTAAACGTGATCCTATCGTCTGGTTGAGGTTCGTAATTGTTTGGCAAAAGTACTCGAGCAGTATACTCCGTCTCTTCGTTAGGCCGGTTTCGGAAAGTCTTACTCGCATCATCTACAATAGCTGGGATTGTAACCGGAGCTTGATAGATAGGTCTATGATACTCATCTTTCCCAACACATTTTTCGAGAATCACTTTGTGAGTAAATAACATCCTCATTGAATTCACCAGCTATACAGTCTCCGTCTAATCATTTGATCAGGTAACACCTGGTTCCAGATCTCGTGTTCTTCGGCTTTTTGAACGTTATGAGTTCCGAATTTTCGACTCATACCAAACTCTTCAGATCTGATTCTATCCGCAGCCATAGAAGTCATCCTGGAATCGGATCTTTCCATTCCTCCCCAAAGTGGGACAAACACGGCACAATATTGTTTTGCCATATCATACCATTGAGTTGACCCCGCCCCGTCTTTGAACTCCCATCTATGATCTTCAATTTGTTCAAATCTGATATTAGCTTCTTTGTTTACCAACTCAAATTTGTCTAGCGCAAGCAATATCCACAGATATTGAAGCCCATATCCCTGATACCCAGGGTTCATATTTGCAAGTTCGTCAGACGATATGTTTTTGAGAATCACAAGTTGTTCTGGGGTGATATCTCCGTCTGGTCCTACTTTATAAGAGGAAATTGATTCGATTATTTGAGCATCCGTCATATTGGTCATGATAGAGACTCCCAAACCATAACTTTCAGGTATCCTCCATCTGAAGGGAAGGTAGTCTGTGCAGAATCTTGCATGACTAAAAACTGACCACTAAACTGACCTGGCACACTAGTATGAGTGGGATCAAACGGAATTGTTATTCCTCCATCTTTAGCTTTGACATCGTTACCATCTGGAGTAGTAGCGTCTTTGGTGCATGGAATCGAGTACAACACTCCGGCTGAATTGTTCATCACAAATGTAATATCCGCATCTGCTAAGTTAGCACCTACATCCTGAGCTTTTAGAATCACTGCTATATCATTTGTGTCCCCCTGATTTAAATTTATGTCATAAGTTGTCATAGGATTTCCACCGTCCGAGATGAATTATAAACTGTATAAGATCTTTGTAATTCTGATACATATACTGTTTTTTGAGTGGTATAAATAGAAAATGATCGATGTATTGTAGAAACTTCTACTGTTTTTGGAATTGAATAAATTAAAACTGTAAGAGGCTCAATATATTTTATATGTTTCCAAGTAAAACGAGCACTAGAAATACCAGATCCTAACCCTGATCCAGATATGTAACAAATTTCAGTGACGTAACTAGTTTCAGTTCCAACTCCAGATACTACACTATGGAAAGGAGTAGTAATCTCAGCATCTGAAACTGAAGATCCTTGACCGTCACAAATACTTGTTACAGAATCTAAAATTGATCCTAATCCAGAACTAGACCCGTACCCTTCAACTGAACTATATATAAAAGTAGAATTTGTGAGGATAGAAGTTTCTGATCCAGATCCTGAGTCTGTACTAGATACAAACTTGATCAAAGTTGGAGTTGCAGTAGCTGAACCAGATCCAGATTTGGAACTTGAGATATGATCAAATATAGATTCAGTTGCAGTTTCTGATCCAGACCCAGTCACCGTACTTGAAATCGGCTTTAAAATAATCAGATCAGCAGTTTCAGAACCCTGACCAAGCGAGGAACTGTCGATATGATCAAATAAGGATATGGTTGCTGACGCAGATCCAGTACCTAATTCAGTACTGTAAACTTCTTCTCCAGCCGCAGAACTTGTACTAGAATACCCATACCCGTAAACTGTACTCACTAAATAATCAAAAAGGTAATCAGTTGCAGTTGAAGACCCTATACTTGACGAAACTGAACTGGTTAAAGATAAGAATAAAAGATTGTCCGCTGTTGATGAACCAGATCCTGTTACAGAACTAGAAACCGTTACAAGTATGTAACTAAAACTTGTTACACTCCCAGTCCCAGATTCAGAACTGTCGAGGTAATCAATTAGATAGTCATCTGCTACAACGCTCCCAGGGCCCCCTAGAGCCTCGCTGACAAGAGCTAGGATACCGAGCACATTACAGGTCGCATATCCTATCCCTGAGTCAATGGTGCTCGTGAGAGATAGGTATAAAGTATTGTTAGAAGTGGATGACCCCGTCCCAGATTCAGAACTGGAAAGGATTTCAAAAATGTAATCATTTGCTGTTACATCTCCAGATCCAGAGGTCAAACTATCTAACTGATCAAATAAATATCCAGTTGAGTTTGAAGATCCAATCCCGTCATAAGAAGTGCTAGTAATTGGGAGAAGTATGGAATTGGAACAAGATTCACTTCCTACCCCATCTGAACAAGTACTGGACAAATACTCAAAAATGTAACAATTTACTGTTACAGATCCTGACCCAGATCCTGAACTATCTATTGCTAAGTATAAAGTATTTGTAGCAGTTGACGATCCTGAGCCGGTAGAGGAACTTTCAAGATAATCAAACAGGTAATCATCAGCAGTTGCAGAACCGACTCCGACTTCATAACTATAAATTGCGTTTTGAGATTCACCACTTGTAGAAGAATACCCTGAACCAAACACATAACTTTCAAGGTAATCAAACAAGTAATCATCAGATGTTACAGACCCTGCACCATCAGTACATGAACTTGAGACCGGAATCCCAAGGAAATTAGTAGCTGTGACACTCCCAGATCCAGACGACTCTGAAGAGATCGAGAGTTGTAAAGTATTATCAGCTGTAAAATCTCCAGAACCAGACGACGTACTCTCTAATATATCAAACAAATAATCGTATGCTGAAGATTCACTCGAACTACTTACCAAACTTGTGATATATTCTAGAATATAAGCTATTGCTGAAGAGTCACCTGATCCAGATACTACACTTGAAACTAAACTGGATTGAGCAGTTCCAGACCCTGATACAGAACTATCTAAATAATCAAATAGATAATCATCGGCAGTACTGCTCCCAGAACCAGTTACTATACTTGAATATGGATTTAGAGATGAATCCCCATATCCAGATACCGAACTGTCAATTGCAATGTTCAGAGTATTATCTGCTAAAGAACTTCCAGATCCGTCACATATACTGTTGACAGGATTTGCAGTTGAAGACCCCAATCCTGAGACCGAACTATCAATGATTACTAATAAAATAAGATTTACAGTTGAAGACCCTGAGCCGATTTCTGAACTGAATACCATATCGTCTGTAATTTCTGTTGTAGACGAAATTCCAGTTCCAGATACTGAACTGTCTATGTAATCGAAGATGTAATCATTTGCAGTTACATCTCCAAAACCATCAGTACAAGAACTGGATATTGCGAGATTCAATGAATTAGTTGCTGTAAATGACCCTGAGCCTGAGACTAAACTATCTATAAACTCAAATACATAATTTGTACAAGTGGTATCTCCAGATCCAGATACTTGACTATCTATATTATCAAAAATGTAATCATTTGCTGTTACAGATCCTACGCTATCTGAACAGGTGCTTGATAAATCAACAGTAGTACTACCACTAGAAATTGTAAGATTTGCAGTGGAATCTCCAGCTCCGTCCGAACAAATACTCGATAATAATACAAAATTAAGAGTAGTATTACTAGCAGTAGAATCTCCTGTCCCATCTGAGCAAGTGCTGGAGATTGAGATTTGAAGAGTATTATTTGCAGTAGAATCTCCAGATCCAGAAACAAGACTTGATGATACAGGTCTAAACCGTATTGTAGAAATAAATCTACCGTCTACTCCTTGTGAATTACCATCATTTGAACAAAGTCGACCCTGGATTGTAATAGAACCTGCGGAAATAGATTGACCATAAGCAATGAATAGACCGCAATGACTACCTGGACTACAACTCTTTGAAATCACTACATCTGATGAATATATATTAAATCCATAACCTATACCCACAGAAGTTGACATACTAGTTGTAGAAATAGTAGTCCCAAGTACTAATAACTCAGAAGTAGTTCCCGCTGATGAAACATTAATTGTAGCAGCAGTATCATTTACTAACGATGTACTCGAGGTAGTTACATGGCTGGACCCATCTGATAAAGAGTATAACGAAGTATAAGACGAATTCAAAAACAATATACCTAATACACTTCTACTAATAGTGACTGTTGACCCACTTGGAGATGAAAACGAACCCGCGAATTGTGTAGTAGAAGATACTGATTGAGCAACAGCACTACATCCAGACGACGCATAGGCAGATCCATAAGGAACAGAATATGTATATGCTTGGGGGGAGCTCCCGCCAATTGAAATTCCAGTATAGGTTCCTGATGATGATTCTGTTGCAGTATTTAGGTTAGTTGAAGCATATATGGCAAGTGCAATACAGGAAGATGGGGGAACAATATTAGTATTTGCATATTGGTCAAATACATATGATGAACTCGTCGTAGTTTGAGATGTTTGATTATCAAGATAATAGAAATTAGCCCCATCAAAAATGTAGATTAATAATGTCCGGTTGCTAATTGTCGTTGTTTGTCCATTAGTAATAGCTGCAATATATCCTGATATTGTGTGAGACCCTGCATCTAATGACCCTATCCAATATGATGTGTTACGATTTGCAGCAGTATTAGAAAATGAACTATTATTCATTAAACAATAATTTGTAGAGTCTACATTAATTGCAGATTGAAATCCACGATTATATCCAGTGTCACCAGGATTACTATTAGCAGTATAAATCGCTAAAATAGTTTGAGTTTGAGTAAGAGTAAATGTTTGAGTGGCAGGAGTATCAATTGCTAAAGTAGAACTAGTTGTAGTTTTAGTAGTAGTACTTTGGACTACATATTTATTACTAAATGTGAGTAATGACCCCTGTAATGATAATCCACATCCCGCTGTTGTAGTTCCCGCTCCATCTGAGCAAGTACTTGAAATATCAAACGGCCCAGTTAAATAACCAATCGCAGTTGCGCTTCCCACTCCATCAGAACATGTACTTAACAATGGAACTGTATTCGAATTGAACCAAATTGCCTGCATTATGCTGTTGTTTTTCGAAGCATTGCTGCCAGTATGGTTTGAGCATATTCTACCATTAATAGTATGAGATGCTGCGGGGACATAAGATGCGTATGCTACAAATTCTCCGCAGATATCGTCCCCCATATTTGAATATGCTACGTCTTGATTATCAAGATTGATACCATATTTAATACCATATGCAGTATTTGAAGGGGATTGATTATCATCAGAATATGTACCCGATAATACAAGCAATTGGCACATTGTGCCACTAACGGTTCTTGAAATTTGGACTGAAGTATCATTTACAAAACTAGTACTCGTTGTTGCAAATGTAGTACTATTATCTACAGAGTCTACCGCACAATTATTAGGATCAAAAAACAATACGCCTAATACACTTCGGTTAATTGTAACTGTAGTCCCATTAGTAAACGCTTCTATTTGACCTTTATATGTTTTACTACCAGAAACTCCAGTTAAAGCATAACTCACACAGACCGAAGTGGGATAATTATTAGTAGATGGGGAATTACACGAATAAGCATGAGTAGGATAAGTAGTGCCACCCACATTTATCGATATAGCAATACCCGTAGTGTCTTCAGTGGCATTATAATTATTAGATACTGCATATAATATTAATGCTGTACAACTTGCGGATGGCGCTTTCGTCACAGTTGCATGAGTATCAGCAACCCAACTACTCCCATTTGAAGTTGATTGCGAAGTAGAATTATCAACATAAGAAACTTCATTCCCATCAAAAATAAGTATGACTAATGTACGATTATGGATTGTAGCAGTGTTCGTAGTCCCTGTAATCGCTGCAAATTGACCTGAGATAGTATGTGATCCCGCAGCTAAAAGTCCACAATAATAACTAGTATTACAATTTGCATAATTTGCTTGAGTAGGACTACACTTCATTATACAATAATTTGTAGAGTCTACGTTAATTGCAATCTGAGTTCCATATACGGCTTCAGTATCTCCATGATCATTATTTGCGGAATATATAGCTAATACTGTTTGGGGTTTGGTTAAAGTAAAAGTTTGAGACGCATACGTATCTGTACCTAATGTGGTACTTGTGGAAGTAATAACTGTAGAATTTTGGATAACATATTGACTATTAAATGTCAGCAGAGATCCAGGTGATAAATTTGCAGTTATAGATCCCGCACCATCTGAACATGTACTAATAATAAATTCTGGCCCTAAGACAATCTCATTAGCAGTTGAGCCCCCTGTCCCATCTGAGCAAGTACTCGTCAAATAATTTGAAACGGATACCGTAGAAGTTCCAGCCCCGTCTGAGCAAGTACTTGCTATGAATACCGCTGGAACCATCCAGAGAGCGCCTAATACACGCTCATCAATGTTATTTGCATTGGCTGCTGTATTTTCGGCTTGCTGACCATAAATCGTATGATCTCCAGCCGTGATTGTAGCACCATACGATACAAATACGCTGCATCCGCCGGTTGTTGTTAATTTATCGCTACATCTTGAAACTGCTTGTGGAGATCCTGCACTATCTAAATTTATTCCATACCCAAATCCAGGTCCAGTAACTCCTGAATCGCTGGCTTTCTGGGTAGCGATTGCAAAGATCAGAGCTTCCGTTTGAGATGAGTTTGTAGTTTTGGATACTGTAGCATAAGTATCGTTTGCAAAAGTAGTACTTGATGTGGTAGTAGTATGAGTAGTATCACTAGATAAGGAATAATCAGTGTATGTTGGATCTAGATATAATACACCGATAACGGATCGACTTATAGTTACATTAGCTGATGCAATCGATTTATAGTATCCTTGAGTAGTTGTACTGCCGGAAACCGACCCTACAATATAAAACGTTGTATTGGAATCAGGATAAGTGCTACCATAAGGACATTGCAACGCTTCACATTGAGTGTATTGAGTGGCTCCTACTTGGATACATATGCCCTTACCACTAGTGGCTTCTGTTGAACTATATGTGTTTGTAGCTGCATATAATGCAAGAAGAGTGCAGCTTGCTGAAGGATTTCTAGTTACAGTTGCATGACTATCAGCGGTATACGATCCAGAAGCAGTTGATGCAGAAGTAGTATTATCTACAAAATCGTATTCAGTTCCATTGAATACATATATTTCCAATGTACGATTTGTGATTGTAATTGTAGTGCTACTCTGTAAACTTGCAACATAACCTGAGATCGTGTGGCTACCATTACTGGGGACTCCAATCCAAAATGTAGAATTGCGGTTGGCACTTGTGCTTGAATTTGGGCTATTATTCATTAACGAATAATTTGTAGAGTCTACATGGATTGCAATTTGAGTACCACGGACACCGTTACTATCACTACTAGTACAATTTGCAGTATAAATCGCAAGAACTACCTGAGATCCATTTACACTAAAGTCCTGCGTAGCTGGAGTATCAAGTGCTAAAGAAGTACTGGTTTTAGTTACAGTTGATGTGCTTTGTACTACATATTTTGCAGCTAAAGTAAGTAAGGTCATTTAAGCGACCTCCACAACTGCATGAGAGTACCCTATACCATAACTTACACAAATTTCAGGATCTTCTACAAATCCATCGAGTGTAGTAGTACCTACACCATCAGAACAAGTGCTAGCAATAAATACCAATATTCTCCAGAACTCATCCACCATCCAATCAATAGCTTCAGATCCCCCAACTCCATCTTGAGAAATGCTAGTTACTGCAATATTGAGGGACATGTCTGAGATATCAATTCCCACATCTCCAGGTTCAACGTCATCTATAGAAATAAGCAAATCAAGCTCAACAAAATAGGCAATTCCTTCATCAGAGATACATTCGCTATCAATCCAAAGGGATACATTACAAATTTCTGAATCTGCAAACCCAATTCCATCATCACATATGCTTTCAAGGATTGTACCTGAAGATATATAACATTCCCAATATCCCTGGCCTCCAATATCCGAGTCAATCGGGAGTCCTAAAATATAATCAATAGGATCCGAAACTCCGGTTCCAGATTCAGTATCATCTATCCAGACAAAAACATAAATATCGGAGGAATCAATACCAATCCCTGTATCACTAACGCTCCCAATTGGAAGGCCAATGTTTGCAAGAGAAACTATTACGACTCCAATTCCATCTTCACAATCACTTTCAATAGAGATCGTTTTTGAAATATAAGCTTCATAATACCCCATTGCTCTTATTTCACAAATAAGCGGGAGCAATAAAATGTAATCAGTAGATCCAGAATCTCCATAACCAAGATCTATACACGTAATCGGAAGACCTAAAATACAAAATACTGGAGAACTAATACCTGCTCCGTCATCGCATAAACTAACCAGTTCATTAGATAGATAAACTATATTATTACTAATACTCCCTATACTATCTTGGCAAGTGCTTGTGATAGCGATATTGAACGAGATATAACATTCGTAATATCCTGCAGCATGAATTTCACATACTTCGTCGAGTAATATGATTACGTTTGTGAGAGTAGAATCTCCGTTTCCAGATTCAATATCTGTAATTTGGAGTCCTAAATAAAAATTGGAATCTGAATAATCACCTTCGCCATCTTGGCATAAACTATCGACTGGAAGTCCAAGATATAGAAACGACTCATCTAAAGATCCTATACAGTCGTCACAGGAACTATATACTCGAAGAGTATCTGAAATATAACATTCATAATACCCTACCCCATTTATAGAACTAAACAGTGCAGGATCAGACCGCATATTTGCAAGATCGATGTATCCAATCCCAAAATTTAAGATACTTTCAATAAACTGAATTATAGTATTTTCAGCGTTGGGAACATATCCGACTCCAGCTGCAGTACTCTCAAGCAATCCAGCATTGCTTAATACTGTAATATACCCCCCAATTCCAGATACAGAACTTACCAAATCTATTTTTGGTTTTAGAATTGCAAGATCTATATATCCAGATCCCAAAACAGTACTAGATACATACTCTATCTCTGATATAACAACAAGACAATTTCCAGCTCCTACTGTATTGCATATTATGTTTAGGAACAAGGAAATATCGGATAATAGGAGAGATCCTACTCCAGAACTTGAACTTGATATGAATACATAACAAGAATAATTAGCAACTGCAGTCCCTATTCCATCTAAAAACGTACTATCTATAGAGATAGGAACTGAAAGATATGCTGAAGAATCACTAAAACTAGAATCTGAATTGGAGATATACTCAAACAACGAAACATTAACTGTATAATCTCCATATCCGCGAACTATACTTGAATTGTCTCCAGGGAAATGTAAATCTGCTATTTGAGAACCATTACTATCTTCACAATCCCCCTGAATAAAGAGATACATAGACAAATATGCAGAAGTATCTCCAATTCCAACATAGTTTACTGAGATAGTAACTAATTCTATGAGAAAACTAAAACTAATCCCAAACCCATTCACACCACTAAAAATAAACTCTAAATCCCAGATTATAGACTCGTCTCCATTTCCAGACCCAGAACAAGTTGAATCTATATTTTGGAAGGTAACATTATCTGCGAGTTGAGATCCAATTCCATCTACCTCACTTGAAAACTGATCTAAAAACATGCAAATAGAACTGGAATCTCCTGATCCCATTGTTGTAGACTCAATACTAGCTAGGATATAATCAAGAGCGGTAGATATTGCCACCCCATAAACATAACTGTTTAGAGGGGTACTTGATATAAACCAGATTGCACCTAATGTTCTGGAATCAATAACACTAGATCCCCCGGTATTTTGGCAACATCCTCCATAAATAATATGAGCTCCGTTCGTAATCGTCTGACCATATGTATAAAATACAGATCCTGCGCCAGTCCCACTTAAAGGAATACTGTCTCTTGATACTCCGATAGTATTACCATCAATAATTAGTCCGTATCCAAACCCAGCGGCATTTGTAGTATCGTAATATTCTTGATTGGCTATAGCTAATGCCAATACTTCTGTCACCGGAGATGAAGTCGTTCTAGAGATTGTAGCGTTTGGATCATGGACTACATTGGTAGATAATGGTTTGTAACTATTAGTGTTATATACAAAATCAGAGTAACAATAATTTGGATCTAAAAACAGTACTCCAAGCACACTTCTGCTAATTGTAATCGTAGATCCATACGTACCAACCAGACCAAAAAATTGTCCTGCATATCCAATATTTGCTGAAATCTCAAAAGTGCTTAGAGATATTGCATAATTAGCCGCATATGGGGACTGATATGCAGTATTTTGTCCAGACAACCACGACCCATTATTAGGCACAATAGCTAGATCTATGAATGACCCATCTTCATAGTTAGTTACTCCATGATCACAAGATACTCCATAAAATGCTATAGCGGTACAAGGAGATGGAACTGACACAAATGCAGAGGTAGAGGTATCCTGATTAGCACCAAACGAATATGAAGTTGGAGTTAAATTTTCATTATAAATAAAATTTGATCCTTCGAAAATATAGATTGCCAATGATCTATTTGAAACAGTTACAGTAGTCCCAACGTAATTTGCTGCAAATTGACCAGAGATGGTATGGGTTCCAGCTTCTATAATCCCAATATAAAAACAACAATTATTATTTGCAGCCGAGTTCGCAACTTGGCTAGAACTCATTATACAATGATTTTCACCGTCTATTTGAATTGCATTTTGGAATCCATATATTGATCCACTATTGGAAGAAGAACTGTTCGCAATATAGATCCCCATTACCGTTTGACTTTCAGTAAGTTCAAAAGTGACAGTTGCTGGAGTATCCAAAGATAGATCTGTACTCGAAGACGTAACAATTGTAGAATTTTGGATAACATATTTTTGTTTAAATGTAAGTGATGACCCTGATAATAGATATCCAATATTAGCAGTTTGTGTTCCAACCCCATTTAAAGAATTACTTATCAAAAAATTTGAAACCCTAACTACATAATTACCAGTTCCGGAGGCAGTACTGGTTTTAAAAATTAATTTAGAAATATTAGCGGTTAGCGTTCCTGTTCCGGTAGACGTACAAAGTAAATAATTGGTAACAGTTACAATATATGTTCCTGTACCATCAGAACAAGTACTAATTATAGATTTAAATTTAGAAATGTAAGCGGTCTGAGATCCAGAACCTGTATTGGAAGTACTCCTTAGAGTTAATGTCGTCATTTGACATCAACTCCAAAAGCACTAAAATAAAAAGTGCTGCTATAAAATAAGACAGTATAAAAATACTGTAATTCGTTTTTTAAATTGGAGAGTTGCAGCACCATGAAAGTAGCCTCATGAAATTAAATTTCGATCATTGGCTGTACACTATTTTAGAGGTTACCACCCTGTAGCGTTTAATGTAAGAGCAGAGGTTGCAAATGTTGGAGCCTGGCCGCTAGCTACAGTCACACTGGAACTTAGAGTTCCGAACATGATTGCAGTTGCTGTTGATGCAGACGTTGACAAGAACCAAACTGCCAATGTTCCGGCCCACGATCCGCCTGTGGCAGTCGGGAATGTGATTGCAGCAGCCGAGTTTGTAATCTGGCCGTTGGAAGAAGTTCCAAATGTGCCGGTTCCACTTACATTTATAGCTACTCTGGCATATCCATTAGTGTTGATTGCCGGTTCATTTGTGACTACTCCAGTAGATTGGTTAACACTACCAGAGGTCGTCAAACCCATATACAATGTGCCAGGATTCGTAATTGATGAACCACCGGCTAAATAAACGTTAAGAATTGCTGATTGAATTGATTGTACAAGAAACCCAGTCATAAATTACACCTATAAAATTATTTTACCATAATGCAAATATATTAGTTGCACCTGTTCCGCTTTTATAAACTTTTTTGAATCTTCCACGGAGTATTCCTATTGGAACTGATTTGAATACTATTCCTGTTCCAGAAGTTTCCATGTCGACTTTTACATCTCCACTTACGCCGATATATAATGCTGAAGCAATTGGAGTAAGGGTTACGTCTGCACTTGATAAATCGACTGCTGCAGCGTTAGAGGGGGATTCTATCCCCACTAAATCTACAATTCCCCTATACTCATTTGGGATTTTCATTATAACCCCTTCAATTTATTGTATACTTCAACAATACTCTTGCAGTTCCGGTACCTGTAGCACTTCCAGTGATAACAAGGTCGATAGCATCTCCTGCAGCTAGTGCAGCATGAGCTATTGTAGATTGAGTTGCACTGGATTTTGCAGCTTTTCCACCTGCAGGAACTGTATATGTAACTAGAGTGACAGGACTTGCAGCTTCGTTAGCTAATGCAATAACCGCATCACCGGTTCCTTTAGCATATGCAGCCGTGAAGTAAACTACCATTCCAGTGATTGTCATTGCCTGTGGAGCTACAAATTTAGCATAGTATGTAGCAGTTGTAGTAAGATCTACACCAGCAGTAGCTAATGCCGTTTCTGTCCCAATTCCTTGAGTAAGATCTGTATATCTAACAGTAGGACTACTCCCCCCCAATGTGGAAACTGCAGTTTCTAAATCTTCGATATCGGATTCCATCTCCGATAAATTAGCGGAATCGATAGTATTTATTTCAGTTGATATTTTCACGAGTTCATCGTGAAGAACTTTCATATCAGTACCGACACCACAATTTAGAGTATGTAATGAGGGTGGTGTATACGTCATTTACACCGCCTCCTTAAATTCCTGTACCATAAATCAGGTTATACGGTTTCTTTACAATCGTTACGCTTTCCATCCAGAAACACTGAACAATGTCAAGCGATTCTTCTTCCTGATACCAGCGATAATGAAATCCAAAGTTGTCAGTGACAGCTGGAACCATACCGCCATCAGGTCCGCGAGTCCAATAATTTATTGTAAATGTAGAATATTCAGGATCTAGACGATAGTGATACTCAACTCCAGGATGGTTCCGGTCCATTCCAATAATATCTCCCTGGTTTAACCCAGAGTCTATTGTGGGGACTTTGTGAACGTCTCCTACTATTGGAATTGTCATGATATCGTCGTGAATTGTAGGCTGGCCTAACATTGCCTGTTTAGCAGCGTCTACGTGGACATCTTTGAGATAGTTCTGTAAGTTATACCAATCCGGTTTGAGAACCCACGCATCGGTCAAAGTACCTTCGTATCCATCCACGTCCATATCGTGAGCGAGCGCCATCAAATCTCTAATTGGATCTGCTGTACCGCCGGTGTTAGCCCATGTTTCATTTGGACTGAAATATGTTCCTGCCTGGTTAGCTCCATTTTTGATAGCAGTACACATATCTTTGTTAGCCATATAAGCAAAAGCGTAAGCGGCGTACTCATAATTTTCCTGAATTTCAGTTTGTGCCAAGGGGACTGACTTTAAAAGTTCTTTTGGAATTCTTAAAGAAAATCCTTTCTCAGTGAGCACGGCTGAGTTCAGGGTTCTCCTGGTTCTGTCGAGCTCAGGCAGTCTGGTACCTGCCACACGCTGAGTCGGCAATTTTCGCTTTGGATCAGTAGCTTTGTTGTAAACATCTTTCAGGTAGGTGAATGCATCGCTATTCTCTTGAATCCTTGAGCAAAACCTGCCAAATGAGGGGTTAAGCCAAGGTAATTGAGTATCAAGTATTTCATACGTTTGTTCAAGCGCGACCTCTATACGAAGCAGCGCGTCTATTGGTGCTGAGACCATTGTTTTTCAACTCCGTTTTTAAGCCTGCGCTATCGTAGGGCCGGTGTAAACAACCATACATGTGTAAATATCGCCAGCTGTGCCAGCAGGGATATAGTGTAAAGGAATGACATTTGATGAACCTTGAAGGGCTCCGCCTGGGCTGGATAATGCAATTACAGCATAGACAGGTTCACCATACTGAGCAGTGAGACTGATATCAAGAATTAGGTATCCAACTTGTCCAGGTTTGACTTCTGTAGCGCCATCGCAAGAAACTTTGATAGCTTCGAATTTGATACCGAAGTTAAATTCAACTCCAGCACAACGTAAGAACCCACCTGCAATTCTTTTTGCAAGAGTGTCAGCGGCAGCAGTTGTTGCTGGCCTACATTGACCTTCTTGCTCAAAGGTTGTAACACGACCAACGATGTTTGCAGCATCGCCATTAGAAGCAGTAGGAGCAGTGACTACGACGAGACCTTTACAGTCATCATATTTACAATCAGAAGTTGCTTTCAATGCAACTGGCATCCCTTCAGTAATCTCTGCAGCTCTAGCCAACGAGATCCTGCGTCTTCCAGTTTCATCTTTAGCCCAACCAACAGTGATTGCGCCTTCATCCAACAAGCAAGAATATCTGTTATCAAGAGCAGTGTAATACCCTGCATATTTTGAAGAATAGTCTACCGGAGTTACCATTTAAGCTACCCCCGATTTGTCGATTCTCACACGAGTCCCACGGAGTATTGTTTTTGCAGCCTCAATTTCAGCTCGAGGGTCACCCTCTTGGTTTGCAACATATGTGCTACCCTGAACTTTGGTTTCTACAACTGGTGGAATACGTCCCCATTCCTGGTTCATCTCCAAAGTCAGACTCAAGGATTTGTCAGGATCATTGAGATCGTCAAACCTAGACTCAAACTTCTTCCGAATTCCTTCAGGGTATGAATTAAAAATCGCCTGGTTAAGCTCCAGTTTTTTAGCTTTTTCAATCTCGTCAAGCTGGTTGTTGAGTTTTTCAATAGCTGACGTCTGGTTAACAATAAGCTCCTGCTGTTCAGCTATTATCTTCTTAGAATTATCTAATTCCTGATTCAGAGTCAGGATTACCTTCTCTTTTTCTACCAAAGCATCCTGATTTGTTTTGAGGAGAGCATTGGCATACTCTAAAGAAGTTGGTTCTGTGGTACTAATCTCAGTGGTTGACATAATAGTCTCCGTCGAGTCTTGATTGATAATTAACGCCGCTTGCTCTCCCTGTGGGATGTTGGAATCTCTTGGGTAGATAAGCAAGTGATCAAAGTCAAAAGAAGAAATGTGTGGAGTTGTGGGATCACGCCAATATGCATCTGAAATAAAAACTTTACCTTGTTTGATCAGGTCTTCAATTTCAGGATCGGTGATATTGATTTTAGCTCGAAGTTTAGGTCGCCCTATACTATCGATCCATGCATCACCCATCGTTCCCACTGATTTGATTTCCTGACTAAAAATGGATTCAGGATCTTTGCCTTTAAAACCACCATCAGGATGCGTGATAGAAAATGGAATAGGTTTGCCTGGAATAGTTGACAGTCCTGCCTCTATCCCTGGGATATCATCGTCGTCCAAAACTTGAAGAACTACCTCATGTTCTGAAACAAACTCGCCAGTGTTTTGAATAAGTACTTCGCTCACGTTTTTGGATCCAATGTAACGTTTTTTAGAATAGCGATTCATCTAAACAATTTTTGATAAGAAATGGTTTGCGCTTCTATATAAATATATAGGGTAAGTTCCTCAGAATTTTGAGGTGTACCAGCAAGAAAAGAGTGTCTTCTGTATCCAATCAACAATATAAAAAAGAGCAATTTTACAGAAAAAAAATTTAGGTGACTAAAAGGTAGGGGGTTTAAAATGAGATTGATACCCCCAGGGGATATTAAAAAAGGATAGCCCTAAGGGTTTGATATTCAACTATTAAGGAGGGGGAATACCCGTAGGATATTGCTGACAATCAATATCCTATGGTATTACACACAAACTTTTTTATTGGAGAACAACCTATTTCCGCAAGGTTACGCAGGCCAGAGCGCGGGCCGACTCAACTTTGGATAATGTAGAGGTACCACGCCCTACAATATCCATAATACTCTCCAAACCGTTCACAATTTCTTTTCTCAAATTCCCATTATATGCTTATACTTGCTATAAGCAATAAGTAATACTCTTTTATAGTATATATACCTTATTGCTTATACTCGATATAAGATTTATATATCATGAAGTAAGGTATATAGTATGGAAAATGTGCCAGAGAAGAGGGTTAGGCAACGAACAGAAGATCGATCTAGATTCATAAAAGTGGATATCGATGATGAGATTATAGCTTCTTTAAAAAAATGTCAAAAGAACGCAGCTTGTACTGCTTTAGAAGTATCAAAAGAATATGGATGCTCTCAATCTCATGCTAAAAGTACCCTACTCCGGTTAGCAAAAGAAGGGAGGATTCTAGGAATTAAAAAAGGGCAAGCTCATGCGTTTAAGCCGTTGCCAGAAGAAGACGGAGATTCTTAGAACAAAACCAAATAATTGTAAAATAGAAATACAAGGATATCAGATTGTCCTGAATATTTAAATAGTTCTTTGGGCTATTGGTGAGAGAGTCGGTGCAATAAACGACTTTACTCTATCAAAAAATGATATCCAATCCCAGGTTTAGTGAATTTGTAGTAGGGGGATCTTTCTGGAGTTAGTTATGACTATTTGTTATACTTATTTGGTAATAAGCATAGTAGCGTTTACAGGGTTGTTTATCCTCGCGTTCTCAATGATTAAAAAAATAGATTTGCAAATACAAAAATTGGAAGAAAAAATAAAGTGAAGTGAAACTGGATAGTTCACTTCCGTACAAATCCTAACAGTTTTGCAACCGGGGAAGGGGTAATTAATCCTATTATTGCAGTAATAATAGGGAGGTAGGATGTATTATTTTGGACAGCTAAAAGAATAGCTACTGCGCCTACTATAACAATTACAGTAAGTTGAATTATAGTCTCATCTTGCATAATTATTCCTTCTTTAAACAATCTATAGCCTTAGCAAATTTTTCTTCAAAATCTCTATGGCAAAGATATAAATCAAATGTGCCTTCTTTTACACGTTTTTTAGAATCTTTTGTATTTTTTAGTAAGGTATCTGCGGATTCTCGATGGTACCTATACCTATTTTCAAGAAATCCTAATGGTTCGGAATGTCGTAACTTGAACGCAGTAATAACTGATTCAGTTATGGAGATAGGATCTTCCGTTTTTTCCATAATGGTCACCCATATTTATTCACGATTATCCTCCAATTCGTCATTACCTATAGTATCCTGAGTACAACTTTCAAACATTGCTGAAAACTTTTTGATGATATCACAATAAGTCAGAGTTCCATATCTTCCTAATTCATAAGATGAAAATTTTGCAGGAGAATCAGGTAATAAATGGTAATCTCCATTCCCAACATATTGAGGATTTGCAAAAATAGCAGAGGAATCATGAATAGTATCTGGATTATTGAGATGATTGTTATAAAAACAGTTTTCAGAGCATGTGAGTTCATATCGAGTACTAATAAGATTAACTATTCCTGCACCGGAATAATGGCCTTTTGAATTCCCTTCTTTAGTATTAGAGATAATGTTTCTTTGAATTGAAGCTGATAATTTGGATAATGTAGAAGACTTAAGGTATTCTCCAAAAAGAATACCATACCCTTTACAACTATCGATTGTGTTGTTAAGGATATCTACTGCGGTGAACCCATCACAAACAATCCCTCCAACTCCAGCAATACCATTACTAGCCGGCATTATCCCACAGTTTGTGATCAAGTTGTTTTTGATCGAAACGTTTTTAGCGCAAGTGGTTTCTCCACCACCGATTAACCAGATTCCAGGACCAAACACGTTTTGAAGAGTGTTTCCGTAAATCTGGATGTTAGAAGTATAAGCACCAGGATCAATGTTTTCTAGCTGGATGGCGGGGGCGTATGCAAAATTTGTGCCAATGCATACATTACTAAAAATAGACACGTTGCTAGAATTCCGAACACGAATGGCATTATTGGATCGCATTTGGATATGGTTGTCAAATATAGATACATAGTTACAATTGCGCAAATGAATCCAATCGTGACCACCCATAGCACCCGTGCATTCTGAAAATTCGAGATTATACGAATTGAGAAATCGGAAATAGTCCCCTTCATTATATCCACCTGCTAAGTCGTGGAATTTTGATTTTGAACAATTGGTTAACCCTATAAAATTATGAAACCCTTTCCCATGGTCCTCAGGAGTTAGGTTTTGATTATTGTAATTCCCGTCAAAGTGGATTCCGCTAATATCCAAATTAGAAATTGTTCTATCTTTTTGTCCAAGAATAGGGATCTGGATCCCGAATATTGATGGTGGTGCATCGTCCATCAGCGTCCATGTAACGTCTGCATCACATGATATTTTAGTTCCAGAATTGAGTTTGAGTAAAGAATTGATTAAGTAAGTACCCGAAGTACAATGTAACTCAGAATATTTACAATCAGTGCCAACCTGATCTAGAGATTTCTGAAGTTGATGGTTAGGTTTTATATTTAAAATAGCCGTTTTGGAAATCCCCCATAAAAAAAAGGATATTAGTATGTGGGTAAGGACAGTATAAATATCTTTAGATTACTCTAATTATAATTTGCAGCAGTTGCATGTCTTAAGCGAGCATTCGCAAGAGCATTCGATGTGTTTTGGTTTTGGAGTAGGTTTGTATTCTCCAGATTCTATACAGTATTTTGCTCCAGGACTATACGGAAGTCTAGGAGTAGTATCCGCTAGTTTGTGATGGATTGGTGAATCCTTATTGGTTGTCACTGTCACGCTAATGGTCTGGCCCGCTACAACCGTGACACTAAGGTTTCCCACTACGTTTCCGTTGTAAACTACATTAATAGTGCAGGGTCCAGCTTTTATTGTAGCTGAAAATGAGCCGTCGTTTGATTGAGTATCATATACAATATTGTTGTCAGGGTCCATAATTTGTATCTCGCTGTTTGTGAGTGCCGTCATTCCATCGGCAAATAAAGCTGAGCCAGTAATCGTTCCATTCACAGCGGGCAATGGCACATCCCAAGGAAGCACCATTAAACCAGTGGAGGAATATGATCAGGATCGTCTTCAACTTCGATTATTTCTTCATAAGGAGTGTACGTTATCGGAGATTTTACTGAGATCCCATTTTCGTTAACTTCTTCATAGAGTAACATAAGTGACTCTTCGTCTATCACAAAACAGCGCTTTGTTGAATCTTCCATAATCCAATTATTTGGAAGGAGAACGTGATGTTGACCATTAGATAATTTATAAGGCATCTCCACCGATACATCATCTTTAGACAATTGATTTAGCCAGAACCTGGTTTTATCTTCAGGAGAGTGAAACATAGTTAAGAACCCGTCTTCCATTCCTGGTTTGTATCTACGGGCTAGGTAAACTTCTTTAAACCGTACTTTCATCTCGTCTACTTTGATGTCGTCGCTTGGAGGCCTAAATGGATTGAGTTTTTGAACTCTTATTTGCATGTGGTACAATCTCCAATATTTATAAAAAAAATAAAAAGGATGGGGATCTAGACACTATTTTTTATTGTGTCTAATTTTCCTATCATCTTTTGTCAGAGTTTTTGGTAATTCCTCCGCTAATAGATTTTTCCGGGAACGATCCATATCTTTACTTAGAGTTCCCTTGGGATAGATCAATTTAGTTCCATCTTTTTTATTTGCATTTAATATATTTTTACGGGCTTGTTTGTCAACGTTTTGCGTGTTTTTGATATTTTGGCTGTCGATATCAGACCTACGGACTATGGTTCTCCGTCCGATAGAGTCACCCCCTACGTGTGTTGTTACTGGAAATCTGGAAAATAATAATATCAATTTCGAATCAATCTGTTGTCTTTCAAAACGCCATTATCGCGTTCTGCATGACGACCTTTTTTTAAAGGACTAATTACTTCAGGAGATATCTCCATATATTCCCGTTTACCTTTCCCAATAGTTTTATGTCCACCATCAGGTTTTTTAGTCCGGTCATTCTGAACAAGTTGTTGATCTCGCTCAGGATTACGACTTCGGATCATTTGAAGATCTTCAGGACGTAACCTATTTTGTTCGATAATCTCGTTCCGTAACTGTTTTCCTCTATTTTTGTGCGCGTCATCTCGTTTCGTTTTATCAGGTCCGATTGTAATCTTGAGTCCACCTCCATGTTATTTATACCAAGTTATTATGTTGTTCCTTATATAGGTTGTTCTTAACTCTCATCATTTTTGAACTAGTGATAGATCAACCACGCTACCAACAAAACGATCAAGATTCCATATGCAATTAGACAATGAATCTGAAATTTGGTATTATCTGGACATTCACAATTACAAGAACCACAAACAACAGATAGATTGTTCTTTTTAGAGGTATCGGCATTTGGAACCATAGACTCTAAATTTAATGGAGATGGTTCTATAGGGTCGTTAACCATAAAATGCACCTGAACAGTTATAAAAAAATTGAGTTGGATTTGATTTTAAATCCTGTAAATAAATTGTAGAGTAATATCCTATAAGTCCTTCCTCAAAATATGGTATAAAATCCATGCACATTTCAACACCCATTATTTGTAGATTATATGACGAATAATGCAAACTGCAACTAAAATAAGGAACAGCATTGTGAATAATGCTGTATCCAAATATTCATCAGTCATTTGATGCCTTCCTTATTGGGTTTTATAATGCTGTTCTTCATTCGTAACTTCATCAGGAGTCATTGATTTCTGTCGAGTATATTCTGTAGGGTCTTGGGGTTTTTGAGTAGAATCGTCTTTGGGAAGTTCAGTACTAGATTGTTTTAGCCATTCCCATTCTGCTCTCATCTCTTCAAGTTCTTCGGGAGTTTTTGGAGGGAGTCCCAGCAACATTCTGTACTCGTTGATATCAATAACTTCGATTTCCGCTGCGCCTTGAGCGCGTAACTGATCAAGCACTCCGTTCTTGAATTTACGAGGTGGAAATTCTATAGAGATGGAATAGTCAAGGTATCCGTTGTATTCAAGTACTTTTTGAAGTAAGGGAGTGAACTGTTCGACGATGTGTCCTTGCATTCCGCTAATGAACGAATCCAATAACTCTGCCTTGGCTTCGTCCGAACCACCCAGCAATGCTCCATCGGTAGCAATGAAATCTGCTGGGGAGAAATAACTGGAAAAGAAGTTGTTGATTCTAATGATTGTGTTAATCGCCATATCATTAACAGTCGCCCCTACTTCTACTACTTTGAAATTTGAAGGAATTACAAAATTGTTATTTTTAGACCAGTTTGAAACTATACTTTTAGCAAGCTCGATATCCCCGGGTCTTGGATTTTCTACCTGGATGAAAATTGAAGGAGCCCCTACTCGATTTACAGATTGCATTTGAGCAGTCCAAGCAAACTCAGATCGTTGAAACCAAGGAACTAGATTAAAGAATAGAGGAAGGCCAACAACATCATAATCGTGACTAGGTGGTCTAAAGTGAGTAACAGATCCAAGTTCGAAGGGTTGTCCAAGATAGTTTGTTTGATAATAGTGAATTGACATATCTTCCACACGGAATACAATCCCAGGAAGAAGAAGACCGAGAACGTCCTGTGGAGCATAAATCACCGAAATATTTTTCCAAGGTACCGCCCGGAAAGAGGCTGCCGGTAAGTCCCTAATCATTTTTAGTTCCCAAAATCCGTCATCTGCTTGATCAATAACGTAATTGATAACGTACGCATCAAAACAAAAACAGTCTAGGGCTCGATGCATCTGTTTATAAAGAGCAACTTCTTTAGTTTCACACATTTTTGTGAGACGTAAAGCAAGATCTTCATCTTTGTTACCATCTTTATCTGTAACTTTGATCACAGGAGGTTTGGGAGGTAACACCAGATTGATCAATTTTAGTGCCAAACTTGTAGCTTCGGCGTTATTCCGAAGCTTCATCATTGTAACAATCGTAGTATCTTTATTTTCCCATTGGACAGACTGGTTTGGGAATATATAGACATATCCTTGTTCATAAGTAGGTGCAGCGGCCTTTTTTTTTCCCGATCCAGGAGGTCTACCTCGCCGCCTGGGGAGCATTTGTGCCATTGCATTAGTTTTATTGATCATTTGTGGTACAATCTCCGTTTTTTTACGTTGTAATAAGTGGTATTTACGGTTATTTAACCATATTTCAAAATCACTAAATAGAGGATTTATTTTGAATTTATTTGGGGATTTTCCGCATTTTTAGAGTTTTTTTAAGGATTTTCGGGCATTATTTGGCTATTTTTTGCCATTTTTAATCCATAATTTAATTAAAAGAAGGCATTATCAGGCGTCTTTTTCCATAAAATTGGATTATTTCCAGCATTTATTTAGATGAAACCTCTATATTTACCACTGTTTAAAGTTATGAAATCAGTTAAATCAAAGTTTATATGAGGACAGATACACTCTATTTTATAGATTTACAGCAAGTAGGGGGAGTATTCCATAAAAATTTATTGCGCAAGTGACTTACATATAGGGTTACCTCACGCAAACTATCCGAAGATTCTAAACTTTTTTAAGAAAGCTCAGGAAGATGCCGATGAGGTAATACTGTGCGGCGACATATTTGATTTGTGGGTTTGTGAAGAAAGGGAGATTTTGACTAAAGAACCTATGAGAAGTTGTTATCACGAACTTGTAGAACTAGCATACAAGGTTCCAACTACCTTGATATGGGGAAATCATGACTTTAATCTGAAACATGAACTAATAATCCCTGATGTAATACCAGTAAGTGACAGGTTTACAAAAGACAATATCCATTACTGTCACGGATGGAGATTTGATGCGCAACAACGTTTTGCGTATCCATTATACCATTGTATTACAGAACTGTGCCCGAAATTGTATCATAAATATTATAGATTTAAAAACGATATCAATTGTGACCCTAACGAAGATTCGGAATGTTGGTTAAAAATATTGAACGAAGCTAGAAAACTAGTTGACAAAAAAAAGTTTAGATTATTAGTGATGGGGCATACTCATACCCCTCACATTGATGATAAAGTTGCAAACTGTGGAGATATGGTGGAACATTCATCATATGTGATTATAGAAGATGGTGTTCCTAGATTAATGGAAGATTAAAAACAGACGTGATGCACCTCTAGGAGAAATCTAGAAACCTCGAGGTGCAAAACTGTAGACTATATAATGAGGTGAGTAATTAATACTAAATCATCAATCTATAAATAATTTTTGATTTAGTCGCCCTTGGGAGTATATAAACCCTGACCTTAAAATTGTGAACAAGAAAAGGAGGGGGAAGTATTTAAAATTTGTTCTAGTGTGGGACTGTTTTTTATGAAGTTAATAGTCGGTAAAATGAAAGAGATTACCGACTATTAGAATCCAAATTGTTGACATAAGACCGAGCCTATGAGCATACATACCAAAGCAAAGAGTGGTAACATTACAATATCTTCAGAAAATATTTCAAAATGAGCCATGAGGAAAAAAAGAACTGTACCTATACAATAAATATCAATCATCATAAACAAAACTCCACACTAAAAAAGAAATGACAGAAAGTTCTGTCTTTAATAAACAGGAACAAACTGTCCAAACTGGTTAGGGCACATGTAAACGCCATTTACGTATTGGCAACTATACCCCATAGGAGCGTTAATAGGAGCATATGGATAATATCCACCGTTACCTATCCAGCCAGGACCATATCCTCCAGGACCAAACCTGCCAGGACCCCAGCCGCCAGGGCCAAAATGGCCAGGACCAATGTGAGGGCCAAATCCGCCGCCGCCAGGACCAATGTGAGGGCCAATATGTGGACCTGGACCTGGAGCTTTCTCTTTTGCATGATGTTTATGAGAAGCAGCATTTACCGCTACTGCAGTCAATGAGACTACAAATAATATAGCTATCAAAATAGCAAGTATTTTTTTCATAAAATATTCTCCGTTGTGAGTTGTATTTTTAAAAATATTTTTGAAAGATTTTGTAAACTTTCAACGTAAGATTGGAAAAGGATATCCCCCCTAGAAGAGAAGCAACAAACTCTTCTTGGTGAAGATGTGGGGGATATCCTGTGGGGTAGAGGTAAAGGTGAAATCCCTCGCCCCTTGCATATTTGATACGGGATATGCGAGCCGTCGCAGAGGTGGGAGAAATGTAGAACCACCACTTTTGTCTATCGTGAGAAGTCATTTACTTTTCAGGATTTATTCTAAGGAAAATCCAAACAAATATTTGATGTGAGTCTATATAAATATTTTGGATTAGAACCCTGTTTCTTGTTGGACAACCCAGAAATCTGTAGAGAGTTTTGTGCTTGCTAAATACTGATATGGGAGTGTAAAGTAACCTTTCATACCCCAACCAGTACCCCAAGAGTTTCGTACAATAAATACTCCTTTAGAATCATCGTATCCTACACAGCAGACGGCATGACCACCGAGCAATTGTTCATGAGATTTTGGCATCGGGACGATACCAGTTTGTTCTACCTGAGTAGTTTCAAAACTAGAATAAACAGAGAAACCAAACACGAACGGGAGTCCAGATGCTAAACAGTTTTTCATACTGTTAAGATCGTTCTGGTTATGGAACGAAGAGATTCTATAATAATTTGTTAATTTGTGGTTAACAGCATCAGAATAAGCATTGGATGGAGGTTTTGTAAATACTTTGGATTCATCATACGGCCAAAGAATCTCATTACAAACACCCTGAGACATTAAACATTTAATACCGTCTCGAAGTGAAGCTCCCGAATCCGAGTTTGTAGAATGTTCAAGAGCGCGTTCATTGTAGTAAATAAATAGTCTACTAACAGTCTCATAATTTGGATCTTTGTCTTTAAGTTCCAAAAACTGAATTGCACCAGAAAGAGCATGAGCAGTACAACTTCCCAATTTTCCTTGATCTTCAATTGGGGAATCTGAAGGCCGGAGATCTACTGCCGGTGGCAATGGACCAGTAAATATTTTACAATAAGTGAAATCTCTACTATCTAAGTTATCTCTTCGCCAGCCATACCTGCGTTCATTTTGACATGTCATTTAAAAATCACAGAGAAAGTGACGACTTAGACTTATTTATTACTTTCTCTAAATATTCATATAAATTTAGGGATTTCTTTTGTAATTTATATCTAATCACGTGTGGGTATTATGAGAGGCTCTAAGAGGCCGTCTAACAGGCGAGGGTATTCTCTCAGGAGTATACCTATTACCTCGTCCCTATTATACGAATAGTGAGCCTCTAATGAGTCCAAACAAATATTCATCATGTACCGAGCTTCGTCGGGATCTCTATAATTCCGCAATACAGGGAGTAATCGGTCTGCCACTTCTCTAGATTCAACCATTATTTATCACCGACTATTTAGAATATGGCAAAGTATATATTAGTTTTGAAATTATATGATTATATGAGAGGTATAACATTTTAAATATTCACTTTATAGTTGTAAAAAAAACAAATTAATAAAGATTATATAGTATAAAGATAATTACTGTATTGTACCTCCTTGGATTTCGACGAAAGACTATACAGTTTAGGGAGAGTTTGGCTTTGCTCACTTCCACAAACTCTCTCTAAGAAACCTTTAAATCTTGTAAAGTCGTTTATGTCTATGCTGTAAATCCAAAAAATTTACCCTCCCTTAGACTAGTGCTCTCACGGGGGGTCACTAGTCCCAATTTTAAGATGAGATCAAAATAGTGGGTGTATTTTATCAATAATATTGGTCTGGAGTAGGAATGTTGCCCCTATTCCAGATCTGGAATTCAACTCTTTTTTAGAATAATTTTAGAATTCTCCTTAGGAAGGAGACATACATATCCATTTCCTAAGGAACTCAAAAATCTTATTGTATACTCAATACAATATTAATTAGGTGTTTATTTATATGATTAGTCCCATAACACAACAACATGGCTTTTATATAATAAAGTCAAAACTGACTTTTACTTTTAGATCTTGAAAAATCAAGTTCCTTGTGAAATGGATATATATGTCCACTTCCTAAGGAGAAAATGTTAGTATCTTCGTTTTCTAATGTTTTTTATCCTATGAGTTGGACTTTTAACAGTCTTTTTAGAAGAATCTTCGGAAAGATCGTCTATTCTTTCGGAAAGAATACGATATTGTTCTAATAATGAGAAATTGTTAGGGTCAAAATCTTTATAATTGAGACCAATAAACTGTTCGATGGTGTTTAATCGTTCAGAAATGGTTTTTCCTTGTTTTGGATTGTAACAAGACGGGATAAAACCTATGTATTCTGAAGATTCTTCTCTTGAAGGGGGAGGACAATAGTGTTGGGAAGAGATTATTCGCATGATATAGTCTAAATCCATACTATCATCATCAGGAATCCTAATAAATCCACGTTTGACCATGACATCATTTCCTAAAATTATTGTTGAGCATAATTTATGACTTTGCTATTTGCATATTCTTCACATAACATTTGATACGCTACGTAATGAATCAGGTTTTCTTCGTCACAAAACTTTTCAATGTCTTTAAGTAATTGAGGAGCTTGGGATATAAATGCTGAGGTTTGACGAACCATGTTCACAAAGATCCGCTCGTTTGCGGTAACTGTATCGTTTAGGTTATCTATTCCATAAAAGAGGTCAAATAAAATGAACGGAGCTTTGAAATATATATATTCAGCGTGTTTTGTCATTTTTTGGAGGGAGGGGAATAGAGTTTCCGGTGCATGAGTGGTGATGTGAGATACAAACGTCGATTTTATATGAGAAACTGCGTCTGGAATCACGATTTCTAAGTTATAATCCGAGTTGAGTTTATCAACAATACGGGAAGAGATTGTCGACAATATCGAATTTATAATATCCATTTGAGAAATTTCAGTGTTACCAGACGGAGATATCTGTTTTAAAAGCTCAATAAAAGCTGTGTATGAGATATCACATTCTACGGTTTGGTTGAGGGGTTTGGGGATGTAGATATAAGTGTCACCGTGTTTTTCAGTAATGAGTTTCATAAAAGATTTGTACAGATCTTTACTGTGAGTGGTGAAGTTTATGGATTCCGAAAGACCAGGCCCGTTGACAAAATATTGGTATCCTCGACTAATAATGTCGGTATAGGGGTATCGGATATTGTAATCAAATGCCGCTTCCGATAAAAAGAGTTGCATCATGTATGCTGTGTGGAACAGTTTGAATTTAGGGTTTATAAAAGGGAGTCGGTTGATAGTGACTAGTTCTATCGCTTTTTTAAATTGGTTTAGTTTTAAAGACGGGACTTTGGTGTGAATGTTTGTAATTGTTTCAAAAGTGAAGATACCGTATTGGTCTGGCTCTGCATATTCTATTAGGTGGTCATTGCTCAAATCATTTAAAGAGTCGTAGATGTCTTTTGTAGGAGTGTCTGGGAATTTTGATATGACGTGATCGACAATTTTAGAGTCGGCAGTCCAGTCTCGTTGAGTTAAGAGAAACTCGATGATAGAAAACTCTTCAGGGAACATTGAGGGGGAATCTATTGTCAATTCCATAGAGAGTTAGAGGTATACAGTAGATAAATATTTATCCTTGAACATCCTATACTATTTGCTGCTGAATATCAGAGCTTCCACACACACTCTCCCCGATGTTGCCCCCCAACATCGGGATCCACTCCCTTTCTGCAGCATAGTGTAAACTAGTATCGATTATATTTACTTCAAAGACATATTATTTGTTTTGTTCATTTAGTTATTACTCCAATTTATTTTTTTCAGGTGAATTTGCGGGACATTGTTTATTCAATAATTGTCCGAAAAGTATATATAATTTAAAGACTTATTAGAGAATATGATATTAACTGAGCGAGGGCGACCAAGTAGATCAGTGTCGTGGGATAGACAAATACCGATAAGTCTATTTATAAATCCCAAGACTGATCACATATTTAAGGGGACTACTGACGAAAAGGGGAACTTGAATATTCATACTACTAAATGGTCTTTTCATAAATGTACTGTGATTGAGGGGGATTACAATCCATATCAAAATCAAATTACTGTGCCTGTAGATTGTACTGTTTGGACAGCGAGAGTTGGGAATAAGAGTATGATTTCATCTCTCAAAAAAGGGAATACTAAAATGACAGTAATTGTTCATGAAAACAAAGTGGATTTTTATGAAAAATTCTTTAATAATTCACTGACGAGATTGGATGAAATTGTACTGCGTAAAAATCCAGCGGAGGCATGGAAGGCAATTGAAGCAGAGAAAGTGAGGAAGTTTATGAAAGAATTGAGAGAGACGTCTGAACAAACAAATTAAATATTTATATAGTTTGCAGATATTCTATATAATTGAGATAGAGACTAAGTAAATATTAGATAGAAGTAGTATACTGAACTGTGAATAAAATTAAGTAGGAGTTAACAATTGTGAAGAAGATAACGGATCGGTATATAAAAATTCTGAATCGGCAAGAACAAGATTTGTTGAAGTTGATGAAACGGGAAGATAAGGTGTTGAAGAAGTATAACGGAGATTTTGATTTTATATATGGGTATGAAGTTTATGGAGTGAGCGAAGACGGGAGGTTGATGATACGGCACCCAGATCAAGGGTATATGTTGATCGAAGAGAAAGTGTGGGTACGGATGATACTGTATGAGTATGCTGCGTATTTTAGAGATGAAGACGAGGCGAGAGAGATGTTGACGAGGATACCAGTGCTTAATAAATATGTGGATACCGAAATGGCATACCTATTTCCAGGAGAGTATGCATGAAAAATTATATGACGGCTATTTATAGTGATTCTGAAATGACAAAAGAAGCGTGGTTGGAAAAAAGTGGAGATAAACTTAAACAAAAAGTGATGAGTAAACAAAAACAGTATGGGGCGGATGGAGCGCAACTTATACTCAAAATGCCGAGACAAGAACTGTTTTACCAGAAGATAAGAGAACCACAACCTGAACCCAACCCAGGAGAGATTGTGGGGCAGGGAACTGCAAAAGCTCAACTCACCCTAATTAGTGATCCGTAAAGTATAAATATTTTTCGGAATGTAATAGTTTGGAAAAAAATCGGAAGATGTTTATATATAGAGATCATTGGGGAGTAGTGACAGGGAATCCCTGTTGGATTTTGGATGAAAAGATATCTATACCGCCGTTGATGGGTTGTTGGCACAGCCCGTCGAGGGAAAACTCATCAAAGTATATTTAAGTCGGTCAGAAATTTTGGCAGGTGTAAAAGCCTGTCAAATACTGCTATATCTTTTTTTTATAAATAAATGTGTCCGGAAAGTTTATATATTTTACAGATATTAAAGAAATATCTTGTAGGTAGCCCGCGCCAGGAATTTTCGGAAACGTGATCTTTTGAAAAACCGCGCTGAGAGAAAAAATAAAAAATCTTTCTTTTTGAGAATCTGCCGCGATCTCTGAAAAAAAGATTTAGCTGCCCGAATCTGCGCGGATTTCAGCGGCTCCGAAATTTATTTCCAGCGCTGGGCTTTGACGCGGGAAATCTGAGAACCCGGCCGCGAGCGCGCTAGGAGAATCCCCCAAATCTCGAGGATCCAATTCCTAATTCCTATTTTGAAAATGCTAAATCTTGCCGCAACTTTTATTTTCTACTCGGCTTCTCGATTCCGGAGGCGGGTTCGGCGCGCTCAGAGACAATTCCTTTTTTTTGATTTTAAAAATTGCGGCAAAATACAGATTTTAAAAAAGTTGCCTTAAGATTCGGAAAAAGAGCAATCGTTGAAAATTAGGAAAAAGATTAGAAAAAAGTTAGATTATCGTCGGGGATGCCGGCGATGACCACGATGTCCGTGCCGAAATAATCTAAAGATATGCCAGAGATGAAGCAATCCCATTTAGATCATCTCCAGCGGTGATTAGGCCCGTATGAGGAATGATGCCAGCCCGAGAACGAATGATAACCGGAATGATGATGATAACTCCCGAAATGATGCCCCCAATCTGCGAACATGAAATAATGAGAGATATCGATATGCATTACCGCGTCAAACACGCTCATCACAGAAAAAAGGAAAGAGTGGGGATCGATCATACGAAACTCTCCCAGGCGCCGTTTATGCATTGTCCGACTTGAATTAGTTCGCAGTGCGCGGTATGATTTATCATATCAGGAACGCAAGTCCCGAGCGTGAAAACATTTTTCCCGAAAACGAGAAGCGGGGAATTTATACTGCAAGAGAGTATGTCCAACAATTGATTCAAGTTTGCTATGTGTTCTATCATTTTATTGTTCTCCTTATTTTCTTTTTGTCAGCGCAGGTTTCCTTATTCTTCCTGCAATACCTATAATGTCCGTAAAATATATAAACTTTTCGGATAAGCGAGCTTGAGGAGACAAAACGTTTGGAGAGAATCTGAAAAAAGATCTAAAAACAGAAATCTAAAAAAGAGAAGACCGGAGCAGACGGTCTCGCATCCGCCTCTCTCGGTCTTACCCTGCTTGATAGCACATAGAGTGTGTATCTACTAATATATCCTTGACCGAGCCGTTACTAGGGTGTGAGAGAATAAAAACCTAGCGACTCGTCTACGCAAATTACCTTTGTCACTGTCGCAGATGTTACTAAATGGCGTTTACGGAATGGGTCCGCCCGTTTAAAAAACGATTTCACCGATTCATTTTTTCGTTGCCGCAACTCTGCGTTGCAGATCAGGCACCTAATCACAATCCGACCAAAGACGCTAATGCCCATGTATAAGACATAAGCCCCCATCTTATAAAGACCCTAACTCTACAACATCTCAAACCGCGCACCCTTTGGCATCTGATTGCGGCGACTCGAACGGAACGCACTAACCGGCTTCCGAGGGCGAGGAGGCGGGCAGGGAGGCCGGAGGCGAGAGAGACAGAGAGGATGCCAATGAGACATGCCCTACTGTCCTGCCCTACTATCCTATCCTGTCTATCCTATCTCATATACCCTATGCGCACATAGCAATGAGTCAGGGCATATATCTCCCCTTTATAGGGCACATCATATTACATCTCAGCCCAGATTCGGATAGGAGATATGATCTGTATAATTTATTTCGCGGCCCGATCAGATGCGGCAACTCAAAGACCGGCAATAGGAATCCGATTAACCAACCCTACATATCAGAGGGCATGCAATCTAAACGGATCCCCTATAGGATCCCCTATAGGATCCCCTCATCGCCCTAGAATGCCCTAACCAATCGAGTTAGAAAATAGTATCTATTAATCGTCTCCCTTTTAGATAAATCACTATTTAAAAAATAATTAGGGGAACAATCTCACTATTTTTTAGGGTTTAATCGCGGCCAAAAAGTTAAATAGTTGCCAATAATTCCCTAATTTTTTTGTAGTAGTATTCCTCCCTGAGAGCTATAGGCTTCTATAGGAGCCTATAAGAGCCTATAGGAGCATGACACAGCATAGCATGGAGGGACTATGGCAGGGACAGGGACGCGGCATATGGCAGGACAGGGAGACGGGAGACAGGGCAGCTGAAAGCGCAGGGAGCACACGCGTTGAAAAAGTGGGAAACTCGAGGCGATAAAAAAGCTGGCGATTTGGAAAAGGAGGGATATCAAAAACAGAGTGGTTAAAAAAGAGTGGGAGTAACCCACTGAGTAAAGCGTCTAATACTGCAAGAACATAACCTTTAGCAGCATCTCTCAAATACTGGATCTTCGCATTCCCAGAGCTGTCCTGGGTAGAGTGGTGGCCTGTATATTCCAGTTTCCGTCACTGTCAAGTCGTATATATCGTTTATACCCTCAAACTCTTCTAACGCACCTGCGAGTGACCAACAATCTCCATCTTCATCCCTCATCCAGACCGCACTTGCTGGTTTTGGTATTAGGCTATGCAATTTTAACAGCGCTTGTGTAATTGTCATTTCAGTCATTTGTCAGTTCTCCTCTAATACATACTATGTCTGTAAAATATATAAACTTTGCGGATAAAGGATGTGAGCGGTTTGGCTCACACAGGGAATATCTATCTAATACTGTAAGAACAGGACTAAACCATAGAGCAATAACGCTGTGAGCAATATCGCTGAAACTGAGAGGATAACAAAATCAAGGTTCGTGTCCTCTAGTTGGTGTGAGGGGGATGGAGAAGGGAGTATATCCCGATGCTGCGCATGATAAGCAGCCATCCCTCGCCAGTCATTGTCGTCTTTCATCTGTTGCCAAACCGGATCTGTATCATACAGCAGGATCAGCTCCAGTACGAGTATATAATCCATCAGGGCCATACAGAAGCAGGGCCGCGTCACTTATAGCTATCGTTTCAAACAGCTTCCACGCCTCCCACTCTTTATGAGCATATAACTGTTCAGCCAGGCTCAGGTTAGTGATCCCAATCATCTACAATCCCTCTACTGGAATCTCCTAATCACAGCCAGAACCTGTTGTTTCACCCAGTGGCTTGAACAAGAGATCATGGGGAGCATGGCAAACCATTTCTTGCTAGTTCCAAGAGCGGGATCTGCGTTATGGAAATCGCAGTAATGGAACAGTTCGTATCCAGGAGCCATATGTGTAGCTGAGGTGTGGCATCCATCTAGGATCCAAGTCATACCGTGGTCGCTGAATGCGGTTCCGATTGGGTGTGCTGCGAGCGTTGCAAAATCTGTAATTGTGTTCAAATCGATCATTTTCTGTGTTCTCCTTATTTATCATTTTGTGTCAGCGCAAGGCATCTGTTTCACCTTGCAATAACTACTATGTCTGCAAAATATATAAACTTTTCGGATAAGCAAGAAAAGAAGAGTGATTTTTCAAATAACCTAATAAAACCGATAAATATATAAACTTAGCAGACAATCTACCAAGTAGCTTGGGACAAAGCTAGTCCTAGCATCGTCTAGGCGTATCGAATGTTGACTAGAGGCTTGGTATTGACCTCTAGGAAATCGGATGCATAATATAAGGGAGCTAGGGATTGAAAAATATCAATTTCTAGCTAAAAATCTGAAAAATATAAAAAGATTGCGGAACTCTAAAAATGGCCGCGCTTGTATAATAAAGCCTGTAATTTTTCAGTCTAAAAATAGTCAAGATTGGTATTTTTCGAGTAAATGACCTATAATCACACCACAAAAGTATCCAAAAATGAATTCAAGCATAAACTCCCTCTTTTATTTTGAAAATCCCATCATTCTCCAAATATTTTCTCCAAACGACGATGCTAGGGAGCTTCCTTCTGTAATAGAAGCATCAAATCCTTCTTGTTTTATCAAATTGAGCTCAGTTATACCCCAAACTAAACTATCTAACCGATCAGGACTCTTTTCCGCCCCAGGAACCCATTCACATAACTGGTCTTCCAATTCACGGAACGTCCCTACATGATGAACACGACCTTGTTCATAAAGAGACGACACCGGCTCTGCCCGAATAACTTTTCCTCTAGATGCGTGAACTGCCTTAAACGGAACTGATGCATCCAACATCCTAATCGTATGTTCGACCATATCGCCTCCATTATTGACCTCGCCAACTACCAGATTTGCCTGATGAAGATGAAATGCAGAAATCACCGCTTTTCCCCATTGTTGCGGCGTATCATGAATCGTATAATCTCCTAGAACATATCCATGATTATTAGCATCTGCCGCGACTACTATAATCCCAGTATCATCAGACCCCTCTTTAGAGGTAGTAGCCGGATCTACACCAACCACAACATAGGTATATTGTGCAGGCGGTTTGTAGACTCTATTATCGTCAATAATGTCTCGTTTCCAAAGCGCTTCAGGATTATCTGAAAGAAAATCGCCTTCTAGCTCTTGTCTCCCCAACCTAGTCCCTTTATATTTATTAATAATTGTCGAAATAAAGACAGGTGAAAGGTTGCAATAATTTTCTTGAGTATTGCCGCGAGTCACCACGGTACATTTTCTTCCCTTATCGTCCATCCTTTTTTCTAATTCTATAAGAAATTTAGTCGGTCTGGGAGTAGAAGATACTATACAAAGAGGATTTTTGCCTAATCTGAGACCCATCATTAGATTATCAAACGTCTCCTCTGGCCGCAACCATTTTGCGATTTCGTCACACCATAAAAAATCAGATTGGGGACCTCGCGCCTTATCCGGTTCGGATCCATAATAAAAATGAGACACTACTTTATTTGGCCAAATCAGCTTTTTTAAAGACGGGATAAACGTTGGATAAAAATCTTTAGGGCAACACGCTAGGATACCGGATTCCCCATCGATCATTAGATCGCGCACATCTTCGGCGGTAGCTCCGACTAGATTAGGGTATTTATATCCGCCATAACGTACAGCCCAAACGAACGTTTCCGCTGAGGTTTTGGTTTTACCCCATCCTCGCCCAGCTCGGATATTCCAGATGAAACAGCCGTCCTTTCCCCATTCGTCTGGTGGAAGCTGGTTATCTCTAGCCCAGAACAACCAATCTTTTTTAAAAAATTCTAGTTGAGAATCAGGAATAGATTTTAGAAACTGTTCCTGCTCATTTTTCGGTAGGCTGCGAAGATAATCCGCTGAGTATCGATGATCTAATCTCTTCAGGACTGGTTGCGTCGACGTTGACATTTACATTCTCGTTTTGGTTTTTATTATCTGACGTTATATGTTGTCTTTCGCCAAAGTCGTCTGGATATCGACGAGATAACATCCAAGTATCGTAATACGGACTATTATTTTTCAAAACCTTCTCTCGTATTCTTTGAAGGCATCCGCGAGCGCAATCAGCCTCCGCTTTTTTTATTCGATCATGAAAATCAGTATAAATAGTATCTTCGCCGATATCTTTTTCATGAGCCCCTTGTTTCATCCATTCGTTAAATGTTTGAAACGCAATTCCTGCAGCCTGACATGCTAGACGATACGGCATTCCTAAATCGATATTTTCAACTAAAATCTGAGTTCGTTCTTCGGTTAATTTTAGAGGTCTCCCTCTTCCTCGTGACATTTAATGGCACTCCTATATCTATAAAAATATAGAGAGTATTTAAATACCACTCTACAAAAATCTTTCTATGTATTTCTACGATTATTGAGATAGTTCAACCCTTCTGGGGTCAATTTTACATATGCCACGTTCCCTCTTTTATCAAAAATCACCAGATTTTGTTCTGCTAAATTTTCAAGAACTTCTCTTGTCCTATCCTCTGAAATTTTTAACTTACTTGACACTGTTTTTAAAGTGGCTCTCGCCCTAAAATGAATAGCAGTTAACGTTCTAAACGGAAAATCGTTAGGTTTTGCATTCATTAATTTTTGTCTCCGTCTACAAGTAATAGAATATTAGTGAGTAGCGTAATTTCCCCTCGAATTTGTTCCTCAATTTGAACCGTAATCGGCAATTCCACTAACGGATTAGTTGGATTTAAAACCGCGTTACGGATAGATAGTGCCTCTAATAAGCTTTTTCGGATATATTGAAGACGATTCTCGGGAGTCAACGAGTTTAAATCCTCGTTTAACAAACTCGTGTCCGCACAATGCATCATACCATTTCCATTCGGATTGAAATTTTAGAGTCATATCTTCAAGTTTTTCATCTGGTGTTCCATCTGGAAACACCGTCAAAAACCAACTTCGAAAATCTTTTAGATCGTCGAGAAACGTTTCTGAAAAATTGATATAAAAATCGTGTTTATTTTTTCTCAAAGATTTGTTGGGATGTTTTGCATGATACCGTCGTCTATCAGCTCGATACTCATCGTTTAACTCTAGATGTTTTTCAAGATCGTTGAAAAAATTGGGATCAGGATTGAGTTTATATTCTATCGTGGGATCAAGATACTTTTCAGGAGTACCGTACCATTCCGATATTTCGTCAACGGTAGGAGTAAAATCCAGTAATGAGAAACAATACCATTGTATCTCATTCCAACTGATAGTCTGACGAGTCGAGTTCATGATCCGGCTTCTCATCATGATCACAATCCTTCTCATAAACAAAATCATCTAATTTTAGATGGGAGTAATCAGTAATAATTGGTAAATGTCTCCAATATAGAGACATACATGGAGACGTGTGAGAAATAGTTTTTGGAATTACATATTTTGTAACTGGAGGATACGTCATTTTGAAATTAAGCAAAGAGTGATGAGGTTTATGATCATTAATCCGCTTTTTTGCTATAGACGTGCCCTCCTAGAGCCCCTGGTGGGGAGGGATACCTGGGTAGGCCATGCAAAGTATGAGTTCCTTGTGAAATCTATATATATATCCATTTCATTAGGAAACTCAAATTAGGTTTTCTTGTCGGAACCATTCTGTAATTGTAGCTTCGGCTTTAGCTGTAGTTTCAAATTCAAAAACGTCTTTTATTTTTTTCCAATCAATACAATGGTTTTTGTATTGAGTTATCAAAGATGATTTATTTTTTTCGAACTTTGTCATCCTAAACTCGTTTCTACTTTCTTCCTGTTTTTGTGCGAGAGTGATAACTTTGAGTTTGGATTGTTGTAATTCTTTAATATGTAATGCTTGCTTTTTTTCTTCTTCCAACCGGATTATATCTAACTGTTTTTCATAGATTAGATGATCGTAAAATTCAGGGACGATTCTTTCGTCTAGTATTTTATTCATTGCTTCAGATAATAATGTTGAAAGACTAGGAAGGTCATGTGACTTCTCACAAATTTCCCATAAGTCAAGCAGTGATTTCTGGAGTTTTACAGTCTTGGATATACGTTCTATTTCAGACACTCTTTCTCACCTGAAAGATTCATTTTATTTGGACGAGGACGACGTCTTCGTCCAAGTCCTCAGACGTAAAATAGTGTACACTATTACTACGCCGTCACTGCGTCGGTGGACGACGTTTTTGGATTGACCCTTTTTAGGGTTGGACGAAAAGTTCGTCCACGTCCATTTTTTTTGCGGATGTTTAGTTATGATTCGATCAAGAGCAATTAAAAAAACGAACTATTTATCCAGGAAACCTTTCGATAAAAGGTCAAAGAATCCGTAAATATCTTTGTTCTGTAATAAAAGTTCTAGCTCTTCGCGGAACTTGTTCTCCTTGACGAAAATGTCACGATTGAAAATGATTTTATTAATCTCGTTTTGACACTCTAAAAGCGTCAAGCGCTTCTTGAGTTCCGCAACTTCTATTTGATTTGCGAGATCATAGTTAGTGCATTCTGCACAAACACATTTAGACAGACACATTCCTCCGGTAGTACCAGGGATCTAGAACGTCATGGAATTCTCTAAAGGTTTTTATTAGCCTAATCGAAAACTCTTCTTCTGACAAAATAGATGTATCTGCTATCATGGTACAATCTCAGTACCTAATTGATATGTCCCTGACCATATTTAAAACTATTCAAACAGTCATTATCCAGTGGGTATCCTTCCCTACCAGGGCTTTAGCCCACCACGTTTTCCATTTTGCCAGAATATTAAGAACAATATCACAAAGTATAAATTCTTGCAAAAATAACATAGTACTATTGGAGAAGTACCACATTATCGTCACAAAAATTTAAGCTTTGACGATTTTGCGCTCTAAGCCTAGAGATTGTTCCACCAATCTCTGGCTTTTCCATTCACTGACAGTATTTCCTAATTACCTATTTTCTGAATAATAACCCCATCCTTCGTCATGAGTATACAATTTAAATTGTTTATAATTAATATTTGGAGAATCAGGTTCATCAATAGACGAATATACTCCTAAATTACTAATCCAAACCGCAGGCTTTTTACTATCCACAAATGGATAATCTGTTCCAAACGATATCCAAACCATTTTTGGAGTTTGTTTTATCATTCTCTCCTCTTCACATTCAGGGATTAGGTTCCCAAACTTAGTCTTCATTTCAAAAAGAAATTTATCAATTTTTGAATAAGTCTCATTCGATATATTGTCGTCCTCAAACGGATCATAAATTCGTTTTCCATTTTGGTATACTTCATATTCCAGGAACAGTCTATCAATCGATATTGCATATCGAGTAACTAATTTTATACCATCATCTAACAATAAATTGTAATCAATATTGGGTATATTTTCTAAATTTATCATAATTTAGTTCTCCATTTCCGTTACAAATCGGATTCTTTAGTTACATGATAACTAAAATCTACAAGCTCATCATATGCACGATTATATGTTGCATATACATTCTCAGAACTTAACGGGGAATAACACTCATTCCTACAGTCTAAATACGTTTTTACCTCGTCAATTAGCTCTTGCAACTCTTGAATAAAATCTAAAACGTCTTTTTTATCAAGCCCTTGATCCAAATATGACATTTTATATTCTCCTTTTTTAAAAAGTATCAATTTTATATGTTTTGAAAACAAAAATGTAAAAACCTGCGATCAGTATCACAAACTTCATTATAAACTCGTTCTACATCAAACTCAAGATTTACATTTTTGAAAGCTTTAATATACAATTCAAAAAAATTGAACGCATCTTTCTCATCATCCAGATTCCCTACAAATCCCAATATTTCATTCGCGATATCCACTTCATTTATTCCATTGTTTGTCATTTATGCTCAGCTCCGTTGTTCTAAAAATTAATAATAGTAGTTTATTCATCGTCAGAATCAAGCTCTGTCTCAAAAACCTTCAATTCGGGATATTTATCTAGCAATTCCCAACTTTCCGAACGTGCAATCTGCGCAAATGCAAATTCGTCTGAAACTACTTCTCCATAATCACGATCCCCTTCCCATTGAGAAGTAAATATCAGCACAAACTTTTTTGATTTTTTAAGTTTAGTCAACCCTAGATGTTTTCCAGTTCCACCGTTCGTATAATTACGTCCATCCCAAATATCTAGGTTAGAATTTGATTTTACACGAGCAACCACATTACCATCATTATCATAAACATTTACCATTTGTATCAGCCTCTTTGTCCAAAATTAATATTTTTGTGTTCTCCTTTAATCTTATTTCTTACAATACCTACTATGTCTGCAAAATATATAAACTTTTCGGAACAATATTTAATAAAGAATCCTTCCAAAATAAATTTTCAAAAAAATAAATCTTTAAGGAATTTTATGAACCTAAAAACGATAAGTAGTAATCCGACAGGTTGATAACAACAACCCATCGGTGACACCGCTATCTCAAATTTCGCACAAAATCCGATGATACCAGATATAGTATTTTTCCAAACATACTACTCTTTTCTACATTATAAACATTTCCTATTTTATCTATGTAATAATTTGGATTTATTACATAGGTCACATCCGTACAATATTAATCATTCCCCAGTTACGTTCTTTACATATTCCAGCATCAATCTCATATTTTCATGCAACTGCTCTATAATTTCTACCCAAGATTTGGCCTCTCCTAAAAACCATCCATAGTCTTCATTATATAGTAAAAGTCGATTATCTGAAGAAAACCCATAAACTTGATACTCCATAGGATAAACCATTCCAGGATTGTTATCCCCAAGTCCATATTTAGTCCGAGTTCGTAAAAAATTACCCCTATCTGTCTCTTCATTCAACTTTTCTACAAATTCTTCGTCAATTACATAATTAGTAACTACCATAATCAAACTCCATGATCAATATTCCCAAGACTCATGATATTTTCTACTAGCTGACCTTACTCCTAAAAATTCTTTAACAATTCCATCAGCTACAGTATGAGCCCAATCTATAAAGTTTTCTTGGGTTTTATACACTTTTTTATGTTGACCCTCTTCGATTTCATAGTTGAAATACATTCCGTCCTCGTCTTCATCAAATTCGTCAAGCGTATTTTCAATAAAAAAAGGAACGTACCCCAACTGCTCCAAATAATGTGACCGGATGGCTTCTTTAGTACTCATTTTGCATCATAAAATAGTATTACCATCCAAATTATAAACTGATCTTGATCTTACTTAAAATTTATTTAAAGTTTTTGAATACTATAACTTAGAGGATACGAATTATCTTCACCTTCTACTCTTTTTGAACTCCATTCCTCATTTTCTTCTTTAGCAATTCGTTTTCTCACTCTTCTAGCTTGATTTAAAAAAGTGTCATACTCTTTAGGATTCTCTTTTTGTTTAATCCTATATCCTATAATAGTAATCATTAACTCATTCAAGTTATGTTCCATATTTGATTTAGATTTTATATAATCATACATCTGCTCATAGATTTGATCTCTAGTTAAACATTGATTATCTTTGGACTGGATTACTGTTGTTCCACTATACTCTTTTATTGCATCTTTTTTTTCACTCCGAACCATATTTTCTAGTCGGCTCAGAACTTTTTCAATTTTATCAAATTCATCTAGTATTTGTGGAATTTCTCCTAAATCTTTTCTCAATATAGTATCTATAAATATATCCTCTAATCGTTTCTTTGATTCTTTTAAAGTCTCTTTTGCATTTTCACATTTTTCTATTTTCTTATTTAGCTCCAAATCATTACCTCCTACACACATTCTCATTCACGCTGTAATAAACGCGGTTCCTTCAGTTTGTTTTATATACTCTTTATATTCTCTGAATAATTGATGTTGAGTGATCAACTGTATAGGTTTATTTTGATCAGACCAGTGGACTGTTAAATCTCCATAAATATCTATTTTTACAGAATCTCTAACTTCTCCATCATTAATTCTATATTTTATACTTTTTATTAGAGTATCTCTCCACTCTCCATACGTCATCGTCATGTTTGACCTCACCAAATCGTGAACGTCCAACCGTCATATGCCTGTATCCATTCAAGTCCAGCATAATCTATAATGATTTTGATATCTTCTACAGTAGCAGTATATGGTTTTAATAACTTCACATTTTCTTGTCTAGATTCTGGACTTAATCTATTCAACCATTTCTCAAACGGTTGTTTCCATTGTGGCCTATAATCAAAATTTATAAAAGGATCATAAATCATTACAATTTTATTGTACAAGACAAAATCTTTGATTACCTCTTCTTTTTCTGCATCGGTAGGTTGTTTTCCCTTTACTTCCATTGCAAATTCTCCAAATTCCAACTTACCCGTTTTTTTCTAATTCTCTATATGTCTGCAAATTATTAAACCTTTTCGGAATAATTCTCTATAAAAAACTTTTAAAATACTTCGTATCTATCCTTTTTTGAATAATTTTCCCCTCCTATACTTATTTATACCAATCTGAAGGTTTTAAATAATCGTCAATTATATCATGAATAGTTAAATATTCCTTTAAATTAGGCTTATCTTTATCTTTAAATATTATCAGTACATGATAAATCCCTTTTTCATCTTCATTATATTTATCAATTCCATCTATTATTTTTTGTAATAATGCTACTGTTTCTTTTTTAGTTACCAATTTATTCATACCTCCAATAATTCAATTCATCATTTGTTGCTTCTAAATAATCTTCTCTAAATATTTCATAATCATCATCAATCTCATCTTTTCCAGTTTGTTCTAAATATGCTTTTTGACAATCATATTCTAGTTCATCATCTTCGTAACAACCATCCATAGTCATAATCAAGTTCACCTCAATACATAATTGTCCGTAAAATATATAAACTTATCGGAACAACTTCTAATAAAAAAAAGGGCTTATTTCCTAAGCCTCTCCCAAACTCCTTTTTTATCAGTCATTTTCCATTTTGCAATCATTACCTCAATATTATCCGAAATCATTTTCTTTTCTTCGGTAAGTTGGGCTATCTTTTGAGATAGTGCATTGTAATCATCAATTAACATATTCAGGTTCAAGTTTATCATTTGCAATTTCTCTTCCGGCGATCTATGACATTCTATTATTTCGGCTTCTTTCACTGACATATCATTCACTCCTTTCATTTACTATTTCATTAAACAGTAAATGTCATTAAATTATATATACTTTTCGGAAATTATAGGGGGCAACAAATTTTAGAATTGATAATCAACAACAGACAGAATTAGTCGACAAATTATTAATTATTGTTGACTAATTAAAAAATCATAAATTTGCAGACGAGTCATATGTAAAATAGTGGATAGGTTTATATTTTACAAAGCTGTTCAAAAATTGGTATTTTTAAAAGAAACGGAGATAGAAAATGGTTGGAAAAGGATTTATTGCCGTCCCTGCTAAAGATAATGTTGGACACGTGATTAGGATAATAGCTGCCACGTATAATTTAAAAATATATAAAGTAGTTGAAAATGCTATCCGAGACAAATACCCAGAATTTTGTGACAAATTGCTCACTGATGAACCAAAATCAGAAGAGGAAGAACCATTAGTTGAAGAATAAATCAGTGTTAGGAGATTCCCTTAAGGAGAATATCACAAAACTCCCCAAGGGTATGAATTTATTTAAATACAACTTACTAATTTACCGGATATTATTTAAACATTTGTTAAACTTTACATCCATACGCTTTTTGAAAAATAGTGTCGCCACGTGCCATATTTAAATATAAATCAACTTTGTGTGAGAGTGCATAATATTTCATCCTATACAATCCTGTACCTGTATGATAAATTACTTTATCTTTTTCTAATTGTTTCAAATATTTAATTATCGTCACTCTGTTCAATTTTGTTTCATGTACTATATCTTTTGCACAGAGGATAGTTTGATATTTGTAAAAAACATCAATTATTCTCAGTCTATTATAGTCCCCAATAATATTGTCTATTAGAGTCATGTCTTCACCTAAAAAAAGAATTTATAAATTATGTCCTGGAATATCGTCGTTCCAGCCGGAAGATAGACATTTCGGACATTTTGAAGGATAAAGCGGAACTTTAGGATAAAAGTTTTCTCCGCATCTTTTGCAATGATAGCTCTTTATTCGTCTCTCCCCCAGTCAATTACTTTTATATAATCAACTGCCATCTTATTAGAGCCGCACATAGGACAATACACGTTTCCCAGATCCTTTTCTTTCCACTCCCAATCGCATTGTTCGCAAAACAATGTCAAATATTTAGTTAATTTTTGATCTCCTTTTTTTAAAGATGTAATGTTACTCAACCCCACAAGCTAATTTTAAAAATTGTTCATATAACGGATCAGAAGACTTGATTTTTACAGTATGAACTTTACCATCTTCTTTGATATCTACGGTAATTTCTTTATAAGTGAGTTTCCTGTATAGTTCCTCAAACGAAGTTCTACCATTCAAACAATCATCAATTTGTTCCGAACTTGCATGATCAGTTACATACTTCAGTTTTTTATATTGATCCTCAGTAATGTTCAATCCATTCTTAGAGACTTTAGGAATATCTTTTTTCTTTTCAGTGACCTCTGCTAACTTTTCTCTAAATTGAGTAATAAACTCATAAGACACATTCGCAATTTTAGCCAGTTCATAATTCACAAATTCTTCGCAACCTCGATGATATTCGGGCAACTTTGTCTTTTTGAGAATAGGTAATAGTTTTACAGCCAGTTCTGCTCTCTGGAGTTCGGTTAATTTTTTATGGCCAATCTCATTTTTAACTATCCAAATACATACATCTGCTCTGCTCGGAAACTGTTTCTCTACAAAAGTAAACGATTTATTCTCTTTTTTACAAATCTGATAATGTTCGATCCCATCAATTATGATTTCATTAACTGCTCCATTGATAGGATCAACTTCTTTCCAAATTGTAAAAATATAATCGCAACCTCTAGACTTTATATCATCCGCTAACTCTAACGTCTCTTGGTTAGATAAGGGTACCCTAAATCTATCAAAGACTTTATCTATTATAAAATTTTTGGGGACTAAAGTAACTAATTCGAGTTCTACTCCTTTTGGAGTTTCTTTAGGAGTTTCAACCTCAGTTTTAGATTCGTTCCTCCAATCCTCGATCAGTTCTTCCAATGGCATTTTTTTGCATTCGCATTTACAATTTTTCAAATCGACTTCTTCCCAATCCCCTTTGAGTTTTTGCTGTTTCAGTACATTATGGAGTGTAGTAATCGCAACTTCTCCCTGTCTAGCTTTATTTACAATATTCTCAGGGACAAATTCCAAAATCTTTTTTACACGAGTAAGAGTGATATCAGACAACCCTACAATTTTAGAGATCTCTTTGTAAGAATTGATTTTTATAAACTCTCTCTTTATCTTGTCCATTGCCTCTAGCCAATCCGCTTTTGCAATTAGATAATCTTGAGACTTTTCTTTCCCGTCTTTCTCAAGTTTAGTCATTTTGGTTTTTGCCAGTCTTTGTTTAGTAATCCAATCCTGGGCTTTCTGCTGTTCTTTTACAGCTTGTTTATGAAAAATAGGGTACAATTTCAGCGCGAGTTCGCAGTTTTGGAATGGAGTTAACTCATGGGTTTCCATGTAATTTTTTACAATCCAAATCATTGCGTTATTTCTCGACTGGAACGTCTTTTCTTTAGTCGGAGGAATTATTCCTAATCTGGTACAAATCTCAAATCGTTTATGACCATCAACTACAATTCCCTTCCAAACGATCAATGGGTTTTTAATTCCATTGGAGCGGATGTCTTGCTCTAACGCTTTCATCTCATCATAAGAAACAGAAGGAAGTAATGCTTTAAACTCTTCATCAATTTTTAAATCCATCTAGAGCCCTCCTGATAACATCATAGAGAGGTTCTCGATCATATAATTTTAAACCTACAATTCGTGAATGAAGTTCTGAGGGTATCGTAATTATCTTCTTATCAATAATTGCCATGGTACTAAATCTCTCCTAAATTATACAGAGATCCTGATTACTTTATGCTTTATAAACTTATAGTATATTATTACAGTAATAACCATTCTTGCCAGTTCTTGACGGCATATTGGAAAACTAGAGATTTCATCGCATTACAACTTTCTGCTCGAGACCCATTGAAACAAATATGGATCCCGCGAGACTGTAAACTCCATAATGCTTCCCTCTTTGCAGCTTCATAATTTTTTATATGTCGTCTTCTATTCTTGCCTACTGGAGGGATATATCTCAAAAATTCGATTTGGCTTCCCTCTACAAATACATAAAATTGTTGAAGTGTAGGGTCTCGTCTAAACCGGTCAATTTCTCGGTTGAATCTTTTATGATTCATTATCAAAGTGTTGTGAAAATCTCCCACTTCTTTTCGCTCAACTGCAAAAGCTAATTTCCTAGGTTCTTGTAACCCTTTAAATTTTATTGCAAAATGATAATCTCCTACTTGCGGCAACCCACTAACTTTTTTGGTAGGCATAGGAAGAGTTTCAAGTTCCAGTTCTTTTTGAGTGTACGGTTTTTGTTCGTTACCTGCTACATAAACCACAAAATCCCCAAACATTTTCACCAAATGTCTAACTTTAGTATTAAGTTTAGCCAACATTGGATCATCATCAAGATCAGGATTTAGATACTGTTTGATAATGTAGATATCTTTAACTAAATCATCTTGTGTAAGTGATGATGGTATATTATCATCTCCAAAATGTATATCAAGTTAGATAATATATAACTATGTTATAAATTTTGGGATAAATTGTAAAAAAAAGAAAGAGATAATTTATAATGTGAGTATTAACATTCCCGCTGCAAAAAATATGATTTGGGATACAAATAATACTACAGTTTTTACCACTGGATTATTTGTGATAAACAACCCACAAAATATAAAATCTCCAATCAGCATAATTATTAAAATTATCGGCACTTTCAAATCCGAGGGAATCGCTGATAATCTGTTCACACCTTTGCATTTTTTAAATGGTTGATTTTCGGTCTCATGTGGCAAAATCACATCTCCAACAATTTTAGTATCCCATCCTCATCTGATAATCTGAGATGTGCAGAGCCTACAAAATGGTGGTAATCCCCCCACTGATACCCTAGGGTTCGTGCCAACCAAACTTGAAAATCACAAAATCCCTTACAGTCCGTCATGAATGCAATAAACATCTCATTACTTCGGAAAATTGTTGTGAGCTCAAGTACCTCGTCACGTATCAAAATATTTATACCAGTACAACATGGAATCTCTTTCTTGCTCCCCACATTTTTAGGGTGGAACACTGGTAAATAAGCCCTTCTGGTATTAGGATTTTGCCTAAGTAGTCTAATTACTTTCGGAAGTGCGTCTTCTTCCCTTATTTGCCATCCATATGAGTAATCGAACGCATCTGCTTTTTCTTTTGCTGTTTTCTCGGTGATCAATCCTTTTGCAAAATCTCTATCTAAAACTTCAGTAAGTCCTTTTTCAGCACTCTGCCGATTTTTCCCGGTCAAATGAAGTAAAAGGTTCTTTACCTCTAACGTTTTTTCTTCTCTTTGATCCTCGACCAATTCCCCATTTTTATAAATATACTCTACAACTTTTCGTCTAATGTTTGCTATAGAGTTTCCATAAAATTCCATGACTCCTCAATTTTCAAAATTACTAAATATTCTCCAGAGGACGCAATATAAAGGTTCTTTCCACTCCAGTTTTAATTCAATTATTTTTTGGTAAACATCCATTGGGAGAATTATATTTTTTCTATGGCTAAAGTCCCCATTTTGTTGTATAATACTTTTAATTGAGGATGCATATAGCCGATATGGAATAGTAGGGATAGAGTCTGGAGAATAATCTTGAGATTCTGGAGTATGGTATAAATCCCAATAATCTAACAGAGTAGCTAATTTATTATTCATCGAAAGTTCATGAGGAGCTAATCGACTAATTCTAAATCCAGTCCATTCTTTTAAAGAAACTATATAGCTATCATATAATCTATATTTACTAGGTGGTAAAATATCAGTTTGTTGCAATATTTCGGTAAGTTCATCTTGTTTATTTTCACAAAACTCTAGTAAAATATGCAATTTTTCTTCAAAAGATATTTCGTCTGACGATATATTTTCTACTCTATCTACAATGTTAGATGTCAATCGTAAATCTATTTCAACCTCTCTAGAATTTCGTTTATACTCTGTCATATACTTCCATTTCTGTTTTAGATTCATCAAATCACCTTTTCTCCAATCCATTTACAAACCGTTAATAAAAACGCGATGAATACTATTGATGTAAATATTAGATACAACTCTTCCACCTCCTCCAAATATTTAATAATCCCCTTTCTTGAAATAAATTTGACGATGTCCAGCATCCCAAAAATCAAGTACTTCGTTCACGACATCGTCATACGTAGACCCCATAGTTCCAATTTCTTTTAAACGTTTTTGAGTTGTCATATGTAGTTGTACAGTCGTAGGTTTTTTTTCAGCTATTGTTGTCTTCTCCATGAAATTATAGATGGAGTTCCTCTTATATAAAGGTTACATAATTTATAGAATTTACAGCAATTGTGAATATTGTAGCCAAAATATATTTTAAAAGAGTAAAAGTCTTAAAGGGTGGGAACGTAATCCTCATTTAACTATTTCTAAAAACAGTTATATAGTAAACGGTGATCTAATTTGGATGGAAAAGACGGAAAAAACCTTAAACAATGGTTTGAAGAGAATCAACTGAAGTTAGATAATGGAGAATATAAGGAAGAATCGGGGATTCTTACTTTTACAAATCCTGATGGAACTATTACAGAAGTAAGTAAAGAACAATGGCCATATACTAGGGTCATACCTTGTAAACAAGTTTTACAAACTCCATTCGGAAATCAAAGTTTCTTTACACATTTTGAGCTAGTGTTAAACAATGGCACAAAGCTGTCTAAGCCAGCTCCAGAGACACAAACAGAATGTTTAGCATGTAATATCCCTCAAGACGTTATAGACTCTCTAGAGAGCCCAGAGAAGGCTTACGATAAAGTCACTGAATGGAAAATAGTTAATGGGGACGTAATAAAAACCGAGGCTTTAACTCCAAAATCTGAACCTGAGGAAGATTGCGATGACGATTTGAAATAAACTCTTTTCTTTTTAAACATTTTTTATTGGAGATTGTACCACATGTCTAGTAATGATCACTTTGTTAAATGCGGATTTGTTTTTGAAAGTTCAGTTTGGAAAAAACAGTTATCGGATAAGATGATTTTGATCCGAGACCCTGCAAAAAGATCATGGCAAGTAGATATGATTACATCGGAAGGGAATGTCAACGTTATCCCCTATAGTCGAATCAAAGACGATGAAATCAAAGATATTGTTGACAAAGAAATCCATGCAGTCAACGAATTGTCAAATGCAGAGCTGATGAAAGATGTCAAAACCATCGAACCTTCTGAAGATATTACAAAATGCACTGAGATTGTTACGTTACCTGCTCCCGTTGGGGTTTCAGGTATTGTTAGGCCGGCGGTAACTAAAGCAGAAGCAGTTGCGGCTTGGCACGAGTTTCAATCTTTAAAATCTGCTATTCTCTCAAGATCAGATCTTCAACATATTTCAGGTCGAGACTATGTAAAAAAATCCGGTTGGAGAAAATTAGCTACGTTTTACAATCTAACAGACAGAATTGTTGAAGAACGTCAAATCCCGTTAGACAAAGGAGATTATTACTGGAAAATAAAAGTTGAATGCACTGCTCCGAATGGTAGAGTTACAGAAGGAGTGGGGATCTGTGCTAGTACAGAACGTAAATTTTCCCACCCTGAACATGACATCTATGCTACCGCTCACACCAGGGCCAAGAACCGCAGCATCTCGGATATGATCGCTGCTGGTGACGTGTCTGCGGAAGAGTTGGGGGAAGGGGGTCTTTAAATTCCATTTGTAAAAAATTGTGAAATAAAGACATTCTCTCATGATGACGCAGTTTGGTTAGCTGGATTTATGGATGGGGAAGGAACTTTTTCAATAAATCAACGAGTTAGTAAATATTCAAATGGGGATCCAAACTATAATTATACTCCTACGATTTCTGTTATAAATACTGATTTATCCACAATCAAATATATTATGGAACTATGGGGATTAAATAAATATCACTCATATATCCGCGAAAAAGACCATCCCTGGAATAATACATATAAAGTCTATCTCAATGCTTTAGTAAATTGCCAAAACGTTTTGACTCAATTAAATCCTTTTTTAGTTACTAAACGGGAACAAGGACAATTATTATTACAATTTGTTTTGTCTCGACTAAAAAACATGAAAGGATCCTCTATCCCTCAACGTACTCCATATTCAGAATTTGAATATAGTACCTATTTAAAATTACGCGAATTGAACTATAGGGGGAGTAAAAAACGTATCCCCTTTACCGAGTACCAGTTTATGAGGGATATTGGAAACTATTCTACAGAAGAATCAATTGTATCTCCCGAAGAGGTATATTTATGACATCTGAAGAAATTACACCATACATTTATGTCCCTAATGACGATCCTGATCTTGAAGAATATAAAGGGATGCAATTCACAAGTTTTGAAGAACTAGAAAAAAACTGTCCAAAATGTATTCCCTCAGATGATGATCCAGAACCAGGGAAGCTTAGATATCACGTACTCCCCACTTCTATTTTTGATTAATTAAAATTTTTCAATACCATTCTATTTTTGTAGAGAGTAATTATAAGTATTTTATATACCTACTATATATTGTGCAGTATGTTAAGTATACACTACTGTTAGTATAAGTAGCTATATATCCGCAATTGGTAAAAGATATATACTAAGAGGTGAGTGTATAGTATGTCAGGCGCAATTTGTTCTTTTGTTCCATTAGCGATATTAGACGGTAGTATACCTACCTATCTATCAAAACCGCAATGGCGGGCCGTGGTACGCTCGAAAATAATCTCAGAATGTGATTGTGCCTGACGTACTCATACATTAGCTTAATAGTATGCTGGATATCTCAAATGCAAACATATCCATTTTTTAGCTATTTGGAATCCGAGCACAATCCTCTAATTATTTCCTCATTGCTTATAAATATATATATCTTGGGTAAATGATTTTTAGAGAGTTGGGGGGCATAAATATAATTGGGTTGGTGTCCACTCTACTATTCAAATCATTATACCGAAGACGATTTTTGTTTAAATTATGGATGCGCTTTTGGTCAAACTTTAAAACGTTATAGGACTATATATGTTTATCGTAGATTATTATAGTTGTAATGTTAGAATGTTATAGTGATGGTATAATATCCTCATTGACGTGAATAATACTCATTATCTTAATAAAAAAGAGAACAAAAGTTATATACATTGGAATCGTTTTTGAAAAATGCGCCAGATTTTGACTATGAAGAGCATCATTTCGGTTTTTCCATTTTACCTCTATGATGCTCTTTTAGATCAATGATGCCAATTTTTAGCGTTTTTAGCAAAATTTGCGCGTTTTTTAAGTTGGCCTGTCACTGTGATACTTTTACCATTAATGTTTACTTTAGCTCCTTTTTTTGCATTCACAATTTTAGACAAATCTCCAGCAGGAATTTTTTTATCGGCTTCAATCCCTAAAGATTCGTGTAAAGCTCCTTTGTTTTTTGGGTTGAGATGGATAGGCGATTTTCCTTTAGCTGCAGCCATTGCACTCAGTCCTCGCAATCGCCGCCTTTCTTCCCACCTTTTCCTTTTCCACCTTTTCCTTTACCATTATTGTTTTTACCGCGATTCACAGGTTTACCATTAACCGTCTTACCTTTAGCCATGATAGTAAATATTTATAAACAGATCATATAAACTTTTTGATCATAGTTACTTGGATTTTTTCCCGGCTTTTTTAGCATCTGATCCAGATGGTGTGATTGCACTTCCGGGTAGAGGCTTGGATTTCACGGGATTAATATTTACTACTGGTTTTTTCCCATTCCCCTTTTTTGAAGACTGTGGACTTGCCATAGGACTATATTTTCTCTGGAAGTTATATATATCTATGGATCTCATATTGGAATTTATCTCTCTAAAACTGGGGTTAATATTTTGGAATTTCCAGAGGATTACTTAAATAAAATTATATGTGGGGATTGTTACTCTATAATGCAACAAATGCCCGATAAGTGTCTAGATCTTATTGTCACCTCTCCTCCATATAATCTAAAAAATTCTACTGGCAATGGGATGAAAAATGGTCGGGGTGGGAAATGGTCAAATGCTGCGTTGTTAAATGCTTATGATACTTTCAATGATAATATGCCACACGAAGAATATTCAAAATGGCAAAAAGATTGTTTAACTGAAATGTTTCGGTTACTCAAGGAAGATGGTGCAATATTCTATAATCATAAATGGCGTGTACAGGGTGGTTTACTTCAAGATAGGCAAGATATTGTTGGTGGTTTCCCCGTAAGGCAAATAATTATCTGGCGTAGGAAAGGTGGGATTAATTTCAATCCAGGATATTTTCTACCAACATATGAAGTAATTTATCTCATAGCAAAACCCAAATTCAAACTTGCTCCGAAGGCAAATGCGTATGGGGATGTATGGGAGTTCACACAAGAAATGAATAATGATCACCCTGCTCCGTTTCCTGTATCCCTTATCAAAAGAATTATTTCTTCAACAAATGCTCAGATCGTTTTAGATCCGTTTTCGGGAAGTGGAACAACCGCTATTGTGGCTATGGGTTTAAATCGGAAATATATTGGAATAGAGATCTCTCCTAAATATTGTATGATGTCTGAAAATAGGATTGAAAAAAATAAAATACAACCTGAACTAGCTATGAGAAACATTTTTAACTAAAAAAAACGTAGAGATATTGTCAGCAGGTAAGGCGGATCTAGTGTTCTCCTCCGTCTTACCATCCAACATAAAAGGAGTGCTCTGTGTCAATAGGGGGATTCTTCTTCTCTTTAATACTTCTGGCTTTCTTCGTGGATCTACTGCTTTTAGTACTCTTTTTTACCAGTTATTTGTTAGAAAATAAATTTTAATATCCTTACGATCCAATGAAGAAGATATGCTATTATCTTGATCCATCCAGCTACTATTATACATAAAATTATCATCAATATTAATAACTCTAACATACTCTCAATCACCCCTAATTTTATTGGAGCTATATTTATATATACATTTTCAGTCCGGCGAGGGTATAGGTTTGATATAAATAAGTTTGATTTAGCATTCTGGGTCAAATATACTCCTAATAATTTCAAAAGCCCCCATCAATATTATCACAATTATCACTAAGAAGAGAAGTGATAACGCCAATTCTAACAAAAATATTGTGATTTCTCCCATTACTTCTATCATATTTTATAGATACTCCGCAAACTATTTAAATTTTATATACATTCCTAGAATATGAAGGGAAACTGGGAAATTCACTTCCAAACTTCTTCCTATATTTATAATTGAAAATGTATATAAATTTTGGAGAGAATTGGGAACATATGAATAGAAAGCTAATAATTTTTGGGATATTAGTAATTCTTCTGTCAATGACAGCAACGAACACCGTAGCATATTGGGGTTATCATCACCATCATTGGGGTCATCATCATTGGGGTGGTTGGTCTGGTGGAGGATGGAACGATGGTGGATGGGGGTGGGATTATGAACCCTATTGTCATCGTCAATGCGAACGGACATGGAGATGGTGGATAGATAGTTGGGGTGATCGACACTGGCGCTGGAATAGGCACTGCTGGTGTGAATATTATTAGATGAGATGTGGAAGTATTTATATATACTATAATACTTAATTAATAATTAGGGATACGAGCATTCCCTCAATCCTTCTAGTGAGTATTGGAGTCAGAGTTCGAGCAAGATTCTGACGTCCCTCCCTTTTTAAATCCACAGGTTTTATGATAAAATCACTGTATTTTACAGAAGGCGGTCAATCTGAGTTTTGCAGATAATTTGATAAAACTAGTATGGAATCTGATGTTATCTATAATTTGTTTAATATTGTTTGGTTTTGGATTGTTAGTATTAGAGGCAATTATACATCCTTAATACTAAAATCACTGTATTCGGCCAAAAAAGAGAAAATTATATATGTTATAAGCATTTTCTATATGGTGCACAAGGGTATTCATTTCTGAAGAAACGATAGAGGGATACAGATTAACCGTACACTCCACTTATGGCTGTATCCCTAAAATATCCCTGGTTACTTTCCTAAAAAAATGGTAGAAAAGGTAAAATTATTTATATGGTCGTTTCTAAAGTTTAATTGATGACTACTAAAAGATCTTTCTTCTTGATTTTTCTTGTAATTGCTGTCATGGTTGGTCCAGCGACTGCAATTTGTAACGCTGCTTTGTGCCAATGCCCTGGTGCTCCCATAGGAGGGGCAGTTGTAGCTCCTCAGGTTATTGGTGGAGGTATCCCTGGTATAATGCCTATGGGTCCTGGGATAATGCCGTATATGGGTCCAGGATTGATCGGTAGAGGAATGTATGGTCCTGGTATGATAGGTCGAGGATTTTTTGGACCTGGTAGAATAGGTAGAGGATTTTATGGTCCAGGTATGATAGGACGAGGGTTCTTCGGTCCTGGTATGATTGGCGGTGGATTATATGGACCCGGTATGATTGGAATGCCAATTGGAGGAATGCCTATAGGTACTGGCAATTTGTGTCCATGTCCTGCAAACGTAGGCCCTGCTCCAGTCGGAACAGTGTGTCCTCCCTGTAATACTCCAGCTTAAATATTATAGGGGTTTTCCCCTCTCTTTTTCTAAAGTGTGGTCACAACCCTATACTTGGGGTATGGTCTACAAACGAATTCATTAATTGGGTATTGTTTCCATAAATATACCCAGAATCTCCACCATCTGATGAATCCCCTAAAATTATATTTCCAAGAATATCTACTCCTACTGGGTTTGCAAGGGGAGGGATTGTCATCATATTGTTAAATCTAAGTTGTTGACTAATCGCTGCTATATAATCTTCAGGTTTCATTTTTAATCTGGTCAACTCTAGATCTGTAGTAAATGATTTTCCATTTAGGGTATGTTGGATTTTATAAACATGGTATAGTTTGTTTATTTGAATCCCATTTATTTCTATACTTGGAACTTTAACGTGAACTAAATCCCCTATTTTTGCTTGAGGAGTTCCTTGGAGAGTTACAGATCCTGATATTTCGGGGTCTCTAAATTTAGTCACCATATATTGAGCAATCGAGGTAGCTGTTGCAAAATCGTAAATTCCTGGTATAGATAATACTTTACACCGATATCCATACCTCATTATATAATCAGAATCTTGAGCTAATCCACAAAACGAGGGTTGATTTTGATTATTAGAATTTGCAGTTGTAGATCCATAGTTTGTATATTGGCTATATGCTGAGTTATTTCCAGTAGTACTCCAACTAGTAGACGTCTCTGGAGTTCCCCCATTACTTGATGTTTGGGTTCCACTGCCTGCTCCTGTTATAAAAAAGTAGTTATAAACTTGATCTCCTTTTGACGAAAAAGCAGTACCTAATAATCGTTCAGTTCCTTCAATTGCAGCATATTTATTAGTCATTAGATTAGGGAAATGTTGCCAGCGAAGAAATGCCGTCACAAATTTATTATTTGAGCTATATAGTGGAACCACTGAAATATAATATTGATAGTTACAAATTTGTTCGAGTTGAGCAAGGACATCAAATACATAGTTTTGCCAAGGCGAAGCTGAAATTGAACTGATAGCTAATGCGGTAGATGCATCATATATCTCAGCTTCAGCATTTCCTACAGTTGCTATAGTTGAGGATAATGCTGCATTCCAATTCTTTCGTTTAGCTCCTACTTTGGAGTTATCGTTGGGCATTGGGATTATATAAGATCCTGAATCTATATAGCTTGCATTAAAATCTAGTCGGTGAGCAGGATAATATCCTAAAGTCGCATTTAACATTTCAAAAGAGGTGTGGTTGGAACCAGTTATAGATTGTATGGTTCGTTTAGTTATCCTATCTGGTAAAAATCCCCAGTATGTTATACCATAATTATATGCTAATGTTTCTGTCGAAGAATATTGAGCATGAGCTGCCGGATTTATCCCTTTGGTTTGATAACTTGCCCATGGTCTAGCCGGAATTTGAAGCAAATATTTTAAGTATATTTCCCACAATGTTTGAAATACCATACTCACGGTAAGGGGTAAATAAGTTCCAGTTGAAGTATTTCTATGATAATTGTTCCTATTATATATCCCGGTTGGTTCTGTACCCCAAGTCTGTAAAGTACACCAACTATAACTCCCATCCGCTGATGTAACTGATTCAGATGTGCCCGGTAAAGTTCCAAACCCGTTATCCATTATGTTTGTCGCTGCATAGTTGATATGGCCTACACAAAATAAAGTAGTGGTGTTTTTAGATGCAAACTGACTAGATATATCCCTAACTCTTCCATCAAATATAGTTTCCCATACTGTTTTCTCAGACGCTCTCATTTTAGTAGAAACCTGGAGTCTAACTAAATCGTCAAATCTAACTGGAGAAGTGTAAGCACAAGTACTTATATTCGTGTTAGTCACAATTTCGATAGTGGCGTTTGGAACTGATAAAGGATATTGATAAACCACAGATGCCGAAAGTACTTTAGGAAAATACTGATCCTGGTTGTTTACAGACGAGTTGTAATTATACGCTTTTTCAACAATTAATCGAACTGCGGTGGTTTTAACTACCATTTTAGATCATCCTATGGGCATCTTGGTATCTCAATGTGACTTTTACAGACATTCTGTTTACCGTTGATCCTATTCCTGGCATGGTCATCAGGAATGTGTTATTAGTAGGTTGGTTGGTTATCTGAGTTCCATCTGCTAGATTTTGAGGGCCACCTACCAATATCTGAGGAATTTCAGCATCGATTGTCACGATGTCAGTATAGAGATAAATCGAATTTATAATACAGCTAGGATTCCCCCAAATCAGTACATAAAACTGAGTCTGGCCTTTTAAAGACATGTTCGCTGCATTGTCTAGTTCTACACAATATGGATAAGCACAATTTGGAGCAGACGTAGAATTCATATCTACCGGCCACCAAACCGATTTGTTCACTCCATTTACGCATACGGTAGTATATATTGTACTTCCATTAACGGTGAATCCACATCCAAAACTACTATAATTTGTACCGTTATTTCCTCCTCCACTTACTAAAGTACCTGTTCCTGTTCCAGCTGGGACCGCTGCTGAAATCCCACAGTTTGCAGGTGCAATATATACATACGGATTCCCACTACACAAATCTAGTTGGAGATACGGAATCCCAGTTATAGGATATCGTGTGTCAAAATAGTAAATTACCCATCCATTTGATGCAAGAGTTAGCAAATTGATAACGGAGTTTTGGACTGGGATATTTGGATATGTTGTAGTCATTCCAGACATGGTTGCGTTTACATCGTACCAGGATATTGTTTGGTATGTGATATTTTGGAGACAGTCTTTATATTCAAAAGATCCGGTACCATCATTATTAATTGCAATCGACATTCCAGGGTATAACTGATTACTCAATTGTAATATTTTTAAAGGATCTGCCTGATTCCAAATTTGAACACCTAATGACGGAGTATTTAAAGCACTCCAATAAATATCAGTAACACTATAACTCGGATTCATCCAAAACGCTTGACCCGTAGTGATACTACATTTTCCCCAAAATCGAATCCTAATTTCTTGATTTCTATCTATATGGGTTATGTATGGATTAGTCGATTCTAAAAACCAAGTTACATCATCATTACATGTCCGTGACCATGTAGAAATTGTTGTAGTTGATAGAGGGTTGTTCCCATCAGAAGAACTATAAACACTATACTCGACGTATGTAGTGACTGTACATCCATGCACACATCTATGCCGAATACCACAATGATCTATTCGATATCTTCTCCACCCATCCGCAGGCCACAATCTATATTCCTTTATTAAAGTATAAGTTGCAGTCGTATATGAAATTTGATAATTATCAAGAGCAGCAGTATTAAACCCTTCAGTCCATAATGCAGCACTACATTGCTGCATATTTGTAGCTTCCACATATATGTTTGGAGTAACATTCACTGTTCCAGTAGTGGTAATATTGGTTCCAATAAGTGCGTCATCATATTGGTGACCAGGCTGGAGAGATACAAAATCTATCATACACCAGGAATTACTTGGCATCACTCCACCATTAGAAACATCCCCTCCAAATATTTTTACTTGTACAAAAGGTTGGCTCGTTGAAAAAGTGTAGGTATCTGTTAATGTAGTCCAGTTATATACTCCCGAATTGCCTGTATATTGATTACTCATTAATAACGCGCCATCTGTATCATATATATTTATAAACGCAATTGCAGTTCCCATATTATATGTTGCTGCACATGATGTCAATATATATGGAATATTTGGTTTTACTTGTACAAATTGTTGAATCCCCCCAACTTTATTAGTGGTTCCATCTCCATTCAGTCCAAAAGATAATTTATTAGGATCTTGAATTCCAGGTGATCTCCATAATTGACTTCCAAACCATCCTGCTACCACACTCACGTCCCAATTTGTAGGTAACCAAGGCCAGTCAGAACCAGCATTTTGATACCAACAATGAAAATCTCCATTATTAATAACATCTTCAGCTAACGAATCATTAGATATCCACGACCCTCCAGGGAGCCGGTCTGTCAAAATTTTAGTCCGAACTGTAGGAGTCATGGATTGCATGATAGGTTTGTCTGCAATAAACAAAACATTGTATGGATACGCATTTTGAGGGACTAAAGTAGAAAGTTTGATATCAGTAGAATGGGATGCACATATCCCCGTAATCCCCCAACCTGTGTATATTCCTCCCAATTCGAGTACTGATAATCCAGTCACTTGAGAAGGAGTATAAAATGCTTGTATTACTTGTCTCATTTCGTTTAGAGAATAGGAATAACAGTCTAGAGTAACGTCACATCCTTCAAACCCAAAATCTTCTATACAAAACCCGTCTGTTCCTGGCGGATGTTCTTGAGCAATCGACTTTTTAACATTTATTTTCTTGTTTTGCCATCTAAATGGGTATCCATTGATGTATGCGCTATATCCAGGGATATAATAATTTTTAGCAGGATTTGGCATATAACTTACTGGTGGCACATAAGGTTGGACTGAGGCTACGACTTGGTAATCGTTAACGCTAGTGATCCCATAATAGTTCTCGTTATTGTCTGCAAGTACATTATTTAACATTACCAACGCCATTTGAGTAGGGACTAGGTTACAACATCCACATCCAGACCAAGCATATCTAAACGCCGGATTGTAATGACATCGAGTGTGACAAATATTGTTGTTAGTGAAATAAACCGTTTGACTACAACTCACCGGAGCAAAATTAACTAAAACTCCAGCATGGAAACAGTTACTAACAGAGTTTGAATAAAATCTGGCTCCATTAAACCCTTGTAAACAGACCCCACAATTGTAATCAATTACAGTAGATCCTCCACAAAACTGAACCTGATTTGTATAAAACAGTAAATTTTTGTTTGGTTGAGATGCTCCGTTTCCAGTTTCAGAAATCATGACCCCAACTCCATAAATATTGAGGATCACGTTTAAAAACATCACAATATTTACAGAAACTCCAGAATCATCTATAACTATAATTCCATGTTGAGTCGCAGCGGTGGAATTATTTGCACCCAATGCTTGTTGATCAGAAGAAAGAGTATTATTGGGGTCTACCCAACCAGTAATATAGTTGTTATTAATTGTTACATTTGCACAATCATAAATTTTTATTCCGCCTATAATCCCATCCGAGCGACCTGAAACTGTAATATTGTTGCTAAAAATAGATGCTCCGAGAGTGGCAGGTGGCGTTAACCCTAGATTAGGTACACATGATAACAAACATATACAAGAACAAAAAGTAAGGGAAAATACATTGTTTTGGATAATTATGTTAGACCCTTGACCGACATAGATCCCAAATCCTACTAAATTTGTAATTTTAAGGTTATGTACATTCAAATTATTTATGCTAGCAAAAACAATTCCGCTTAGTTGATATCCCGGATAGAATGTAGCTGGATTTGCAAGATTTGCTTTGTTCCCATTGATTTCTCCGCCATAGATCTCTACATTTTGGATACTTGCAGAAGAATATAGCATGGCCTTCCCACTAGGGAAATTTGCTACACTCGGATTAGGGTTTAAAAGTAGTTTTGTAGAGTTATCCATTTTGATGATAGTAAAACTATACACGATCAATGGACTCTGAATATCGTAAGTATACCCTCCAGGAAGATATACTAAAGCCATATTAGTAGCAGAAGGTCCTAACGAATTTGCATAGGCTAAAGCTGCGTTTATTTGGACATCATCGTTCATCCCATCACAAACATAAGTTTGTTTTAGAACCCCCATCGATGAACTCGTAGCTCCAAGGAATACTGAAATTGTAATTTGGATTACCGAAAATAAAGTATTATTTGCAATTGCAACTCCAGTACCTGATACTATACTTGCTAAATGACCTGGGAATGTAAACCAAATTGCAGCCAAATATCTAGCAGTTACAGCACAAGAACTTCCATTCACATTTAATGCATATCTTCCATTAATTGTGTATGGAGTTCCGGCAGTAACTGTCATTCCATACGCCACTACACAACTTCCGGCACCATTATTGATAGGAAGAGTATACCTACTTTGAGCATAATCCGTAGAATTTATGTTAACTCCATAATATATCCCAGAACTTGGAGATGCAGTTATTACCTCTGCTTTTGCTAAAACTAATAATTCTGTTTGATATGAAACCGGAGTTAAACTTGTAGTCACACTTGGTTCATTTACAAGAGATGTGGTAGAAGGAGTATTACCGGTTGTACTATCTAAGTAAGATGTAATTTGTGTAGTATTTGCATCAAAAAACAGGATTGCAAATGCGCTTTTACTAACTGTGACTGTCCCCGCAAACTGTGCATAAACCATTCCACCATATGTATTAGTCCCTGAAATCCCCGTAATTGTTGCAAATGTAGTAGCTGAATCTGCAGCATTTGACGCATTTGCTGCTTGGAATGCTGACATCCCAGGAATAGCCGCCATTGAGGCTCCAACCCCAATAGATACTCCTTTTCCTTGGGTTATTTCGGTGGTTCCCGTTGGATTATTGGTAGCATAATACATTGCTAATGCAGTAGCTGGACCGGATGGAGTGACGGATACATCTACATTTCCATCCATAGTATAAGCTTGAGCAGAATATGTTTGAGAAGTAGAGTTTTCTAGATATCTAAACTCGTCTCCATTAAATACATACACCAATAATGTACGGTTACTAATAACTACAGTCCCAGTCGTGTTTGTAGCAACCAATCCGGTTACAGTATGTGATCCACTAGCAAGAGACCCTACCCAAAAACAACAGTTACGATTTGGACCAGTTGCGGCATACTGACTACAATACATTTGAGAGTGAACAGCTGATCCAGAAGTACCATCAATTCCGATAGCATTTGAAAAACCAGTAGTTACCCCCGCATCTGACGGTCCAGCATTGGCGTTATATATTACCAAAACTGTTTGAGTTGCAGAAAGAGAAAAGGTTTTAGTTGGAGGGTTAGATGAGGGGTTATCTGCAACCAAAGTAGCACTGCTCGTGCTAAAAGCAGTAGTACTTTGGACTACATATTTAGTATTTATTGTAAGTAACGTCATTGTGGTACAATCTCCGTTTAGGGTACAATCTCAGTTTTAGGGAGGGATTTACGGCATTCCAGCCATTGCAGATTCTAGAGCTGCTGATCCATAACCGTAGCCATTATTGTTCACAGTTCCTATATTAGTGTTGTTATCTCCGTAATTGTTTATAGTGTTTGCTGCACTTTGTGACGCATTTGTTGCAGCGTTCCCAACATTTGTTAGACTATTATACAGATTATCTGCTTGACCTATTAAAGTATTGACTGAAGATCCTACTTGACCTAAATTACCCATTAGACCAGAGAAATCTGTAGAATCTGCTTGCTGGAGATTTTGGTTGAGTGCAGCAGATTGACCTACCATATCCCCTAATCCTTCTTCTCCGCCTCCACCACCGCTTTCATTGCTAGCTGAGGCACCTGCCCCACCTCCAACTGAAGAACCGCCTGAAGAGGCTCCTGCGGACCCTGAGAGGTTGCCTCCACCACCGGTCATACTACCTATAGCCCCAGACATTGCACTAGCAATATTCATAGTTCCAAATCCCCGGCCAAGAGGTAACATTCCAGTAGCTCCTCTAAACGTTCCTCCAAACGATCCAAGACCACCGAACGAACCCATCCCGCCACCGAATGGATGAGCTGTATGGAATGGAGACGCTATTCTAC